TGTAATTAAATGATTACAGTCGAACGGGTAAAAGCGGCTTACGAAAAAGCCGGGATTAAACCGAAGTCGGGAGATTTTTGCGGGGAAGGCTGTGGCTGCATATTAACGGCTTTATTAGTTGGGGAAGGGCATATAGATTTTCCCACGTTTAGAGCGTGGATGAGTAGTGCGCTAGACGAAAGCCCGGTCGGCATGTCTTTTACGGAATTTGTTAATAAAAAATTAGGGCTTGATGCTAATCAAATGTGGTCGGTTATTGACGGTTTTGACGGGCTTATCGGTAAGCCTAGTGACTATTATAACCTCGGCGCAGAATGCCGGAAGGAGTTGTTGCAAATATGATAACGGTCGAAAGAGTGAAAGCGGCTTATGAGAAAGCGGGAATTAGGCCGATAAGAAATCACTTTGTAATGATAAACAATGCTGGCGAAAAATGCGGCTGCGGTTTGACGGCTATTTTGGTTGGCGAAGGTATTATATCATTTGAAGATTGGTTGGAAGGGAATTACGGTACGACACTTCCGTCTGAATTTATTGCTAGGCAACTTGACCTTACAGAAGACCAAGTAAGAGGATTCATGGACGGATTTGATGGAAGCCTTTGCCTGTATGATTCAAGACGGGAATACTACGAAATCGGCAAAGCCTGCCGAAAGGAGTTGATCGGGGAATGAATATTTACGAACGCCTTCTTCAGATTGCCGATGAAATCGAGGAATTGACCGGGGTTCGTCCGGATATTGACGTTAATCTGCACGGGAACCTTGACGGAAAAACGGCTGAAGAATGCATGGCTGCTCGGGACGCGCTGGCCGCCGATGGTATGGCATTTAAAGACAGCGACGTTGGGAACTTCACCGTATATAGGGCTATGGGCCGCTTAATTGACTTCAATGTGTTCGGCCCGAATAAGGAGGAAGCATGACACGCGACGAAATATTGGCAATGGAGCCAGGGCGTGAACTAGACGCGCTTGTGGCGGAGAAAGTGATGGGATGGACAGTTAAGTTCATGGATGGCATATGGGGGTGGATGTACCGCGAGAGCGAAAGAAACAGATGGTATAACGTTCCGCGCTTTACCACCGACATATCCGCAGCATGGGAAGTGGTGGAGAAGATGCAATCGTGGGGCGGTTGTGACATTGGGTGCTTCGGCAGAACGGGCGACGGCACATGGTATGTGGTTGAGACACACACCGTAAACGGTTGTCACAAGGCGACATGCCATACTGCTCCCGAAGCCATCTGTAACGCTGCTTTACTGGCATCGATTGAGTAATACAAATTTCCATCGTACAAGTAGTATACAAATAGTGTCGTCTAGGGTATACTACCTGTCATAACCGCTAAATACACGGCATAGAATACATCAAAGGAGGATTTTCAAATATGGTTCCATTGGCACTAGGGAAAGTGTGTGCAGCTTGCGGGAAGGAGAGGAAAAGCAAGGCTCTGCGGTACGACACGGAAAGTTTCAACCCGTATTGTGACAACCCGTACATTTGTAACGACGAGCATCCCAATTCAGTTAAAAATTTGATTCAGAATCAGAAGGAAACGGTTCTTGTACCGCATGAGGACGCCGTTAATGCCTACCGGGAGCATCTTTCAGCCGTATACAAGGATTCGGACATCGTGCAAAAGATTCACCGGATGCTCACCGATCCGATTACGATCCGGGTACAGAAGCCCGAAATGGCAAAATTTCTTGTGGAGTTTCAGCAGGAAAACGATCTTGACAGCCTATCGGAGACGATCCGGTATTGTGTCGAAGTTGTGATGGAAAACCGGGGCATGTTTATCAAAGAACATCGTGACGCAAAAGCTGAATTAAAGCGCGTTGAAACGGTAAAAGAAGCCATTCAGGAAGTTGTGAAACCAAAAGATGTAACCGTACCGGATGACGATCTAACGTTTTAATGGGAGGACGTGGGCATGGAGCCTTTAAAGATTAGACTAGACGACAAGCCGAATTTGCTGAAAGCCCTCGCGGAAGATCGAGAAAAGGCGCGTGAAGTAATCGGCACTTTTATTGAACTAATCGAGGAATCTTTTGCCTCCGGTTGGGTCGATATTGCCGAGCAGCTTCACCCCAAACTTGGGTTTAAAGACCTAGTTCGGGGCATCCTCCGGGGGTCTTTGGACTTAAAAGGCATCAATCCTGAAGCGTATGACGCGCTTAAAATCGAGGTTCACCCGCTGTCTATTCTTCAGCCTCGAAAGAACTATTTGGACGGCGGGATGAAATACACGAATTGGCGCAACTATTTCAAACTTCCGGACGATGCTGGCATAGGGGAAGAAACTGTCGCCCAAATCTTCCGGACGATGCTCCGAAACATGAAGTATATCGACATTGGAAAGCTGCGGACATTCCTCGAAGCAAATCAAGTTGTCACGTACCGGGGCTTGGGTGATGAACAGATAATGAAATTGCCCTTTTACCCGGCCCTGAAGTATCAGAAAGCTATTGGAGAGTTACATGTCGGTAAATTTCACGACGATACCGGGTTTTTCGATTGTGGAGAAATCAAACTGGAAGATGGCGTGCCTGAAGCGTGCCCGGCGTGTAAACACCAGTATTTAACTATTCTCGATCTATCCGATTATGCACTCTGCGAAGCCTGCAACGCGGGTTTTAAAATCGTATGAAGTGGCTCGCGTATATCGGAATTACGTTGAACGTCATCCCGTTCCTGATTTTCGAATACCAAGTCTTGATGTATAACCCGCTGCTTCTTTTCGATCCGATCACACAATTTAAAGTGACATGGAGTTGTATGCTGGCTCCGATTACATGGCTCGGAACGGCTCTCATTATCTTCAGTCAAATCCCCTTTCGCCGGAAATCTCGGTGAAAGGCTGGTATTTCGACATGACATGTGTTACAATGTACGTAAAATCGATTGAAAGGAGAAACATCATGTTACCCATCTTGCATCCTATGAGCAAAACTTCCATTGAATTAAGACGCGCCATTAACCGACTTTTGGTATTCATTGAACAGAACCCAAGTGACGATCACGTTACAAGCGGCGCGGTTCAGGAATTGATTGACGATTTGAAAGCTGCCCGGTCGCATATTCCGCATAGCTTACGCGATCCGGACATTGAAGAAAATAAATGATTACATTCAGTACCGACGAAAACTTCATTTATCTGAAGAATGTTCCCCCGTCGGAGAAATCGGTTATGGACGTATATTTCAATGCCGTTTGGTCGGCCCCGAAGAAGCATTGGCGGCTTCCGCTGAATCGGCACGTTTTAACGGAACTATGGCGCACGTTTCCGGAGTTGCGAAGTAATCAATCATTCAACGAATTGGGAAAGCTTACGGCTGAAGAAGTAAGGCAGTTGTTGGATAATCGAAAACGATTCCCGTATACAATTCCGAATAACCCGCTACGGCCATATCAGTTAGAAGACGTTCGTATTCTCGAAAAATTACCTTCAGCCGGAATATTCAACGAACCCCGGACAGGGAAAACCCCAACGGCCATATCGCTTATGAAGCGCATCGGCGGGAAGCGGAATTTGGTTGTCTGCCCGGCATCCCTTACGCTGAACTGGGAAAAGGAAATACGTGAGTGGTGGCCGGAAGCAAAAATACGAGTGGTAGACGATAAGCCAAGCAAGCGACAAATCGTATGGACTGAACATAACCCGCCGTATTTTAATTACGTATTTGTAGTCAGCAAAGACACTTTAAAATCCGATATTGAAACAGTACAGAGATTGAGTTTCGATACGTGTTTTATTGACGAAGCGCATTTTCTGCGGAATTACCAAACCGCACAATCGAAGGCGATTTTCAAGATTAAAGCTGAACGCAAATACACCATGACCGGGACGCCGACGGTCAATCATCCTTCAGATATTTGGGGCATCCTGCATTTCCTTGATCCGAAAGCCTATCCGTCCTACTGGCAATTTACGGCTCGGTATTTCGAAACCTTCCAAAGCCAGTATTCGGCCGGACTTGAAGCCGGAAATCCGAAGAAACATCGGGAAGCTGAACTGAAGGAGATTGTGGGGCTAGTCTCCGTTTCGAGGAAACGGAGTGAAGTTATGGCATGGCTGCCGAAAAAGCAATACAGCAAATTGCCTGTCAAAATGGAAGGAAAACAACTTAAACTTTACAACGAAATGAAGAACTTCTTCACGGCGACGGACGATCCGGTGGCCGTGGATACACCGAACGTTATTACGCAGCTTATGAGAATGAGACAGTTATGCCTTGATCCTCGTCTTTTGGGATTCGATGAGCCGGGAGCAAAGACAAAAACCTTACTCGATTACTTGGAGAATCGGCGCGAACCCATCGTCATAATGACCATGTTCACATCATACCTGAAGATGATTGCTCCGGAGATTAAAAACCGGAAAGTAGGTATGATCCATGGTGAAATGTCAGCCGCGCAGAAACAGCAATCTGTATTGGACTTTCAAATGGGCCGGATTGACGTCCTGCTATGCAACATTGTGGCCGCAGGAGTCGGGCTTACGCTCGACAGGTCTAATACGGTGCTGTTCCTCGACCGCGCATGGACGCCCGCAGAAAATGACCAAGCGGAAGATCGTGTCTGTCCAACTTCGCAAGAACGAAACCACGCGCATTTGATTGTCGATTTGGAATGTGTAAACAGCGTTGATACGCGCATAAACGCGGTTCTTAAAAGTAAACGTACCCTAACAGACTACATCAACGAAGGCGGCCGCGCTGCGATAAAATCTCTGTTAGGAGAGTGAGTGTATGAAATTCGTAATGGAAAGGCCCGGCAAGTGGATGGAACGTTTGGAGGATGCCCCCTTACCTGCCGGACATGAAACGCCGTTTTTAAGGTTCGATCACACCGATGATTTCAGCACGAATTTTAGCTTTATGCCGGATTTGCCTTATTCGGAGGAACATACCGTTGAAGCGTTCATCGATAACAGCCTTCTTCAGTTCGACTATCTCGGATATCATATCCTTAACTGGTTCCCTCACGGCAAAACGACCTACAAATTTATGAAGGCGACAGCCGATTTCTTTTTTGGGGAGTGATCGAGATGGATTATTCAATTGAAGAAATGCTGAAGCAGATGTTCATCGGCGGCGCAAAGGCTTTGTTTCTCGGCCCGGTCGGGTGGCATATTGGGATCGTTTTGGTCGTGGGAATTACTTCAGCTTACATCGAAAAACGCCTCATTAAACGCAGGAAAGAACTGATGGCACAAGGCGTAAAAGCCGTATCGTATTGGATATGCGCGATCACCGCACTTTTGGCCGTGCTGAAAGCAGCAAAATTGACTTTAATTACCTTCCGGATGTTGTAAAAATTTTTGGACTTAAATGATTGCATGTTTCACATGACATGTGGTACAATAGAAACATGGAGGCGATGAAAGATGATTAACATCGATGCAATCGCAAAAACGGTAGCTGAAAAGATCGTGGCGAAGGTTGACGCAAACACGGCCGATTATGCCGAGGACTTCGATACGGATAACCTGATCGACCAAGCGGTTGAGGACGTGTGCGAAGGAACGCCGTTGAACCCGGAGGATTTGTTCGACGTTGTGGCCGGACATCGGGAAGTTGAAATGGCAATTCAGGGCGCACGGATCATTGTGCAAGACTGGGTTTCCGATCAAGAACTTTGGAAAGACGGCCCGATGAAAGTATACGGACTGAAGCAGGCTGATTTCGTATGAAGGACGAGATACACAAGGCGCTGGATGCGGCAACGCCGGGGCCGTGGAAGATGATGGACGGCAGAGTGTACGGTTCTTCTACAACAGCCGTAGAACCGCTTGTGTGCGAATATGACAAGTTCAGCGAAAGGGACGTCAGAAACGCCTACCTTATCGCCAACGCTCCCACATGGCTCCGCTTCCTGCTAGATGAAGTGGAACGGTTGACCGAATTGGAAAAGGACACGACGCGTCATTTAGGGGAAGAAATTGCTGGACTTGAATTTGAAATTCGTCATCTAAAAATTGAACGAAACGACTATCGTGCTGGATATCTGAACTATGAGAAGCATTGCGAATCCCTCCGCACCGAACTAGCCGCAAAGGATAAGGTGCTGGAATGGTATGCGGAATATTTGCAGGACGGTATAAAAGAAAACGGCGAACGCGCCCGTTCCATCCTATCCCAATACAAAGGAGAATCCCAAAGTGACTAAATACCGCTTAGTAAGAGGAAGTGAGGTAAGCGACTTCCTTCGCTGCCGGAAACGCTGGAAGCACAAATGGGTCGATCATCTGAAGCCGAAACGCCCGGAAGGGAAGTTGTTCTTTGGGAACCTGTTTCATGTGTTTGCCGAGGAATACTACATGGCTAACGAACGCCGAGAAGAAATCGCTAAGGAATGGATGCGACACACGTTCGAAACTACTGACACTTCCCGCATGGCGCAGACTGAAATAGATGACCTTTGGGATTTAGCGGTTGGCGTAACGGACGGCTATGTGAAACAATGGGGCGAACGCGATAGGAATATTCGCGTAATTGCAACGGAATTTACGTTCGCTATCCCGCTGGCTAACGGTATCGCTTATACCGGAACTATTGATAAACTGTGGCTTGACGAGGAAGGGCGGCTATGGTTTGCTGATTACAAGACAACAGCCAGCATCGAAAAGTACATTAAACGCGCTCCGATGGATCGCCAAATCAGCCGTTACTTTTGGGCATTAAAAGAACTTTGCGAGGGCAACGGCTATGTGTGGGATAATGAGGCATGGTGGCCCGTTGCAAATACGCCATACTGGAAGCAGCTTGGCGAAACCCGGCCCCACGGCTTCATTTATGACATCGTAATGCGGGATGTTCCGAGAAAGCCGGAACTGCTGAAGAAGGGCGGGCTGTCGAAGGCCAAGAATCAAAAGACGACTTATCAAATTTATCTGGATACGATGGTCGAAAACGATCTTACAACACCGACTCCACAAGGTTCGGTAAGTGTGCCCGAAGAATACGAGGAAATTCTTGCACACTTTAGGATGCAGGAAACGGAGCAAGGGAATGCCTTCTTCAGACGCATCCCGGTCTATCGGCAACCGGAAGAATTGGAAAGCGCGATTCAAGAGTTTTATGCGGTGGCTTACGAAATGGTTCATTACAAAACGCGGTTGGAGTCCGGAGTTACGGCGCATCCCGATTACGATCCCATCTACCGCAACATCACCGACGATTGTTCATGGGACTGTTCCTTTCAGTCCATGTGCGTAGCGCAAATGGACGGCTCTTGGTACGCCGATATGGAAGAACTATTCTATGAGAAAGAAGAACCCGGAATGGAGTGGTTAGATGCTAACGGTTAGGTATCGAATCGTGACAACCGTTCGCCACCCTTCAGGCCATAAACAAGGGCTTCATAGTGAATTACTTTCTCAAGAACCGGATGAAACTGTTATTGAAAAAGAACTGTCCCGCATAACCGACATGTTAAAAGCGGGTCTAGATCGTTACCATGTGCTTTATGCTACTGTTGAAAAATTATACGTACAAGGAGAGTTAAAAGCATGGCATTCGTTGTAAAGAAACCGGGGGACGAAGTTAAGCAAGAACGGCGCGGCTATTCAGCCGTCCTGTACGGCCCGCCGATGGTCGGAAAAACGACAACGCTGCACGATGACTCCGATTGGAGAGTTTGCCTAATCGATCTCGACAAAAACAGCACGACTGTCGAGGAATCCGAGAACGTCACAATTATCGGCGTGGATACATTCGATGAATACTTATCCGTCAAGCAAGGCGTCAACACCGGGACGTGGAAGTATCCGGGCGGCGAACTGAAGATGGACTTCGATATGTACGCCATCGACTCTTTTACGACGCTGGAAGAAAAGATTAAGCGGTATGTCGTCGAGAAGTACGCCCCGAACCGTCGCCGGGAGATTCAATCCAAGTTCGGCGCACAATCCGATTGGGGCGATTTGCAGGATATTGAGATTGGCGAAGTGCGAGATTGGCAGGCCATGACCAAGCGGGCCGTAAATCCGGTCAACGTGCTTTGGATCGGTCACGACAATATCGTGAAAAACGACATGGGGCAGGCGTCGGCAACGGAACTTCTTTTGCAAGGCAACTATGCCGCCCCCCGGATTGCTTCAGCCGTTGACGCGATGTTCTACATGTTCAAGATGGAAAAGGACGGCAAAATCGGCCGGGGCATTTACACGATCGACAAAGGAATTTACAAAGCCGACGCCCGGATTGCTATCGAGCGGAAAGGCGACATTCCGAGTGTTATTTGGTTCCCGAAATGGTCGAAAATTTTCCCTATGTTGGGCTACAAAAAGTAGTTGCACGTTCTATATACCATGTGTTACGATAAGGAAGCAAAATTAAAAGGAGGAAAAACGAATGAGTTTTTTCACAACGGATCACAACGAAGCAGGAAACATGTTCGACCCGGTTGCGCCGGGCAAGTACGAGGCTGTAATCACGCAAGCTGAAGTAACAGCAGCGAAGGAAAGCGGCAACCCGATGATTAAGGTCACGTACACGATCCGGTCGGACGTTGACCAGCGGTTCCAAAAGCGGAAGCTGTTCGACAACTATGTGGCATCTGAAAAGGCCATGTTCAAATTCCAGCAGGCCGCGAAAGCAATCGGTATGCCGCAAGGTTCGCAAGTCGGCTCCATCGAAGAATTTGCGAAAATGATTCTATTCCGCGCCGTGAAAATTACGGTCGCCAACAAAAAGGAAGTCTATCAAGGCGAGGAACGTGTGAGAGATAACGTAACCTTCGTTGACGAGCCGAGCGTTCCATACAATGGCGGCAACGGCCCGGCTGTGAATCCGTTTGAAGTCCCGCCGGGCGTCGAAGACGAAACCCCGCCGTGGGAACAGGCTGAAGAAAAGCCGAAAGGCAAGGGCAAGAAAGGCAAGCAAGCCGATCCGTTCGCGGACGACGGCAAACCGATTGACATTTCGGATGATGATTTGCCATTCTAAGGAGGATTAAACTGTGAATGTGAGAGAAAGAAAACGGCTTGTGGAAGTAAATGGGTTCCAAATTCGATTTGAGGATGCGCGCGGTCAGCGCGTCGAATTAAGTATCCAAAGGGATCACCACGCAGAACAAATCCTTCGCGGCCTCGTCCATAGCGGGTTCGAAGTTTCGATTAAAGAAGTCCCTATGACGATTTCAGTGAACTACGACGAATGTTGTGAAGCACCGACAGCTTTAGTTAGACCGTGTAACGGTTGATCCGGGCAAAGCCCGTTCAATAAATTTAAACCAAAATCTTAGGAGGAATCCCAATGAACACGCAAGCAATCAAAGAGGCTATGAAAGAACTCGAAAAAGCAACGGCTGCTGTAATCCGCTTCGAAAAGAAAGCCAATGAAAAACTGGCTGAACTGGAAGCTGCCCGCGAGTCCGCCCGCGCTGCTTTGGTCGCTCTCGTAAACGGCGAAACTCCGGTTGCAGAAACCGAAGCCGAGTCTGCGTAATAAAGAAGGGGGTTCGCCCCCTTTGGATAGGGTCGTCCAGAGGCGGCGACGTCCGCGACAATAGCCGTTCGAGTCGGCTATTCGACTCTATCCAAAGCGGACGAACATCGGGGGTGACAGTTTTGTATAGCGGTGAGTTTTTCGAAGTTTTCTTTTCCGAACGAGGCCCATTCGAAGCAAATACACAGGGCGAAGCCGTTGTACTTTGTCCCTTCCCTCATGATAAAGGATATGAAACCCGCCCTTCAGCGCATGTAAATGTCACGAAAGGGCTTTTTCATTGTAAAACGTGCCGGGCTGAAGGACGATTTAACGACGGCGGACTATCCGAAACCGCTTTCGTAGCCGAGTTTTTCGATGTTTCCTACGATAAAGCCATTCAATTTATGGCAACTTTAGAGAAAGGAGACTCTAGCGAAAGCGAACTTTGGGAGAGAACTGAAGAAGGTTTGTGGGCTTACGCCGACGCCGTGCAATTTCTTCAGGAACAGCGCGGTTTAACCGAGGAAACGATCCGCAAGTATAGGCTCGGGTATCAGGGCGACGGCATTACATACCCGATCTTCATCTATGGCGAACTTTGTGACGTTCGAACCTACTTGCCGAACGAAACCCCGAAAATGCGGTCGAAGAAAGGTTCCTCCCCGCTGCTGTTCCCCTTTGATGCGTGGAGGGTTGATCATAGACCAACGCTCCTATGTGCCGGAGAAAACGATACCCTACTTGCCCGGCAACACGGCTACAACGCTCTTACGACAACCTCCGGGGAAGGGCAATTTCCAAAAATCTTTCTCAACCTCTTTCGGGATAAGGAAGTTTTCATTTGCTACGATTGCGACGACGCCGGGCGTAAAGGCTCACGTCGGGTAGCGTTCGCGCTTCAAGAGGCGGGTGCAAAAGTCCGGCTGGTCGATCTTCAGCTTGCCGGGACGAAAGAGGAAAAAGATGTAACCGACTTTTTCGTGAAACTGAAGAAAACGAAAGAGGACTTCGATGCGAGAATCGCAAGCGCGATCCTCTACGATTCCGAAATGGTTCTCGCAGACAAGAACGAGTTTTTCCCTCTCGTCGATTTGTGGGACGTACCGGAAGGTCGCTATTACGGCAAGCGGGTTTCTTCTCGGGTTGTTCTTTCGGGTAAGTACGACGCAGCGATGCACACGCCGACGGCTATCGAGTGGAAGTGCAACGGCGGGAACTTCGATGTAGAGAAAAAGTCGCCGTGTTGGTCGTGCCGATTGAATCGGGAAGCAGAACCGAAACAGGGCTGGTGGATGCTGGACGACACGAACCTAAAAGACATGATGAAAATCGTCGATGTGACGGAAGAACAGCAGACGAAAAACATCAATTCCATTTTGGGCCGCCCGGCCAAGTGCCCGAACGGTTCGTGGACGATCCGGGCAAGACAAGTCGTATATAAGGTGGTGTTCACGCCGGATGTTGAATCAGAATCCGCGTTGGACAGTTTCAGGGCAGTTGAACAGTATGCATACACCATTGGGCTCAACCTCGAAGATGGGAGTCGTTATCGTGCGTTCTTCAGGCCGTATGCTCACCCACTCGACGGACAACGGGTATTTATGGTTGTTGATCGAGTGGAAGACTCCGACAATGCAATCAATACGTTTCAAGTCACATCCGAAATCGTAGAGCAGCTAAAAATATTTCAGGGCGATCCCACGGAAATGATGAAACTCCGGGCTGAAATGGCAAAGGATATTATCGGCCCGTTCGCGCCGGAAATGGCGGTTTATGCGGTCGATTTAATGTACCATAGCCCAATGCGGTTCAAGTGGCGCGGTAAGGAAATGAAAGGCTATCCGGAAGGGTTGGTTATCGGCGACACCCGAACAGGCAAGTCAGATACCGCTATACATTTACAGAAATACTACGGTATCGGGAATTTTACTTCCGTTAAGCGAGCAACAACGGCGGGGCTGCTTGGAGGTGCAGATAAACTACCGAGCGGCGGCTTTAAGGTTACATGGGGAACGATCCCTCGGAACAACAAATCCCTTGTCGTGCTGGATGAAATGTCGGATTGTGGACTGGACGTAATCGCGTCCCTCACCGATATGCGTTCTTCAGGCATCGCCACGGTGAACAAAATTGCCAAAGGCAAAGCCCCGGCCCATACTCGGCTGCTGTGGATTAGTAACCCACGGAAGGATAACAGCGGTCACAATATGTCGGTTGCCGACTACCCAACAGGCGTTAATATCGTGTCCGATCTCGTCGGCGCGACTGAAGATATTGCCCGGTTCGACTTCATTATGCTGATCCCCGAAGGGCGTATTATCTCTCCGAATGAGGAAGCACCGATTAAGGCACACGATGCGTTGCTTTACAAGCAACTCATATATTGGGTTTGGAGCCGGACGGCCGATCAAATCGTATGGGATAAAGGGGTGGAGGACTATGTTTGGCAAGTCAGCCAAGAACTTAATGAAAAGTACAACACGGATATTAAGTTTTTTGGGGCTGAAGCGTGGAAGAAGTTGGCTCGTATTTCTGTCGCTGTGGCTGCTTGTTGTTTCTCTTGTGACGATAAAGGGAACGCCGTCGTGGTTAATAAATCTCACGTCGATTGGGCTTGTGGTTTCTTACGTTCATGCTATGACAACAGCGTTTTCCAGCTTGCCGAATACGTCCGAGATAAAAAAGTCTACAACGAAACGAACGGGCCAGTAAACGCCATCGTTGCCGGAATGTGCCGGAGCCATCCGAATGTGATCCGGCTGTTCCTTAGCACGACAGGTGCGGTTCCGAAGTACAATCTTCAGGCGGTTTCCGGGCTGGACAACAACGACATCAATGGCCTTATTTCAGACATGACGACCAACTACCTCATTACCGTTGATTCGAACGGGTTCAAGGCTACGCGCAGACTGAAGAAAGCCGTTCAAGCGTACCGGGAAGAATACGGTCAATCGAAGATGATCCCATTAAGCGAACAGGGAGGTTTGCCAGTGTGAATTTAACAATCGGCGGGGCGACGTATTCTGTTGAGTATGTCGAGGATTTAAAATCTGTTCGGGTGAATGGTGAACCGTGGTGTGTGTACGACGTGGAAACGGACGGCCTTCATATTAAGAAAGCACGTCCGTTTCTCGCTGCTTTGTTGTTGGGTAGCCGTGTGTTTGTGTTTCCGACGACGAAGGAAACTGCCAAGCAGCTACTTCCCATTATTAACGAAGTCGGAATGCTTTATAACCACAACATCAATTTTGACATGCACATGACGGCCAACATCGCGGAAGATGACGAATGGCCTCTCCGCATCAAACGATACGGTGATACGATGGGGATGTGCCGTTTGACGTTCGAAGCCATCAGCGAACGCGACGGCGGGGATTCCCTGAAACTGAAAGCCATCGGCAAGAAATACATCGATCCGAACGCCGGAGTACACGAAAAGCACGTAAAAAGATGGATTGACGACAAAGAAAAAGCGGATCGGAAATTGCTCGTCGCTATGCTGCGGAATCTTGGCTGGACGATGAAGCGGTTCGAAACAGCCCTAAACGATGGATCGGAGCCGATTCCGGAACATATTATGAATACGTTTCAGCTTTGGCGCACGACATACCCGAAGCCGGGGTATCAAGATGTTCCGATGGAGATCATGCTTCCTTACGTTGCAACGGATGTTTGTTTGGTCGATCAACTGGTGAGGAAAGCCCTTCCGGTTGTGGCTTACAAAAAGCAACAGCACATCATGGAACAGGAGTGGGACTTGTTACCTCATGTCTATGAAATGGAACGGCAAGGTATTCCAGTTGACCGGGAGTATTTGATGGACGCCCGCGAAAAATTGGAAAATTACATCGAAGAATTGAAGAACGATATGCACGAATTAGCAGGCCGGGAGTTCAAAGTCGGTCAACATCAAGTCATCAAGGACATCTATGAAGAAAAACTCGGGGAACGCCCTGAATCGACCGACAAAAAGTTTTTGAAATCGCAAGGCGAGGAAGATAAACTTGCCAAAACGATTACTACGCTTCGCCGTTTGGAAAAGTGGCTAAAAACATACATCGACCGAATATTAACAGTATCCGAATACGACGGCAAATTCTACACGTCGATGAATCAATTCAACCCTGTGTCCGGCCGCTTCTCCGGAGACGCGCAACAATTCCCCAAAGACCCCATTTACACAAGGCTTGGCGACAAACTGAAGAAAGAAGAAAAGCCCATACCCGACGAAGAAATTCTGTATCACCCACGCCGGGCGTTCAAAATGCGCGGGTACTACCTTGATTTCAGCCAAGTCGAATTGCGGGTACAGGGCCACTACACCATGTATCTCGGGGGCGACGTTAATCTCTGCCGGGCGTATATGCCGTTCAAGTGCGCTCATTTCGAAACCGGAGAAATTTACGACTATTCAACGGTTGAAGGTCGTGCCCGTTGGTCTGAAAAGAACGGCGATGCTTCAGCTTGGATCGTGCCGGAAACCGGAAAGCCGTGGGTTCCGACCGACGTTCACACCATGACTACGCTGAAAGCCCTTCGCATCATGGGGTACGTGCCTGAAGAAATGGACGCAAAAACGATTAAATGGTGGCGAAATAAGGGCAAAACGTTTAATTTTATGCGGAATTACGGCGGCGGCGATGCGATGGCAGCGGAAACGCTGGACATTACGCTCGATCAAGCAAAAGCCATGAACCGAGGCTATACCGATGCGTTCCCGAAGGTCGTCGATTATCAGAATATGGTGGTCAAGGCGATGCACAAAAAGGGTTACGTCGAAAACATGTCCGGCCGTCGTTATTACCTTTCCGAGCATTGGAAGTTTTACAAGGTCGCCAACTATCTGATTCAAGGCTCCTGTGCCGATGATCTGAAGAAGAAAATGGTTCAGATCGCTCGGTTTATCAAGGAAAATAAACTCAGTATGCGGATGGTTCTTTGCGTTCACGACGAAATACAGTTCATGGTCAACGATCCTGCCGAGGATTGGGCCATTTCACATATAAAAGCGATGATGGAAGATTGCCCGGACATCATGGTTCCGATTGTCGCAGAAGTCGAATTTAGTGAATCCTACTGGTCGGAAAAGGAGAAGGTGCATGTATGAATTTCAGCGATTTTCAGAAAATGTCGATGCGAACGATCCCGAAACAAACGCCTCACAAAGATTTACTCGCCAACTTTGCGCTCGGTATGATCGGGGAAGCTGCTGAAGTAACCGAGCCGATTAAGAAATTCGTTTATCACGGACATGATCTCGACTTGCCGAACATCAAAAAGGAGATTGGCGATGTGCTATTCTATCTTGCGGGACTGGCAACGCTTACGGGGCTTGACCTCGGGGATATTGCGAAAGCCAACATCGAGAAGTTGAAAGCCCGCTATCCGGACGGATTCGATTCGCTGAAAAGCGTGAATCGGGAGGCGTAAGCATGAAAAGACTCGCGATTATTATCGTGCTAATTCTTTTGACCGCATGTTCGGAAGCGGACACGGTTTCAAGTAACATTTCAAAGGCCGCAGACTCGTTTGAAGTGCAACGGAGAGTTGTCTTTTTCAATGGTATAACGGATAAATATTTGCTCGAAATTGAAGGGTTGTGTTCTCTTGGGAATAACGATGATCCGGGGGAATTGACTGTTACTTGTAAAGTAAGTCCGACTGAATATAAGAAACATTTTCTTGGATTAAGTGACAACGTCAGTTATTTTGTAGAGCAAACCGACGCTGTTAATGCAGACCCATTTCATTATCGCGTACTGTTCCGTCCTGAATCCATCGTACCCGATATAGATTTGCAGACAAGCAAATAAAAAGGACGCCTAAATAACGGCGTCCAGCGGCTTCTTTTGGATGATGTTAAACCCTGTCGGGGGTTTAATCTTGTACTCATAATCAGACACGATCCAAAGCGTTTTCGCGTCGTGCTGTTTACGTATAAACGATTCTGCAAAGGCATCCACTTTCTGCTGCATCCGTTTTTGGCTTATGACCGTGCGCTGTAACTCGATTAGGATTGCTTCGCCATCCAATCGAGTGTAAGCATCCGGACTGTACTCGTCGTTCACTTTCGGTTCGACTTCATATACCTTGGGCTGGCCGATCTGTATGTAGAGGTCGGCTATCCCGAGATAGTGCTGAATCTTAGGCGATTGCGGGTGAATAACTGAAGGATTCGGCATGTAGAGGTACGGTCGATCCTTCACTTGCGGAATCGGCAGAACGTATCCATCCCTTGTCAGCCGCTTCATTACTCGGTTTATGGTCAGTACCGGGCGGGCTACTTCAGGACAAGTCAGCGAAGCCAGTTGATCCCTTGACAAAACTCGGAAGTGTTTCAGAAGTTTCACGATCCTCTGATCCCTCTGCATCATCTTGGTTTCCACTCTTTCTGTACTTATTCAGGATTGCGACGGACTGTTCAGCCGACATGTAGGGAACCTGAACCGTTTCCGGGAATCCGTCGAGAATAATCGCCCGGCCCTTAATCCGTCCAATATGCGCTGCATCCGGCAAGTCGAGAATGATCTTGGAATTCGTTTCATCTGCCGTAGCAAAACATATCCTCGATAACATGTTTGCCTTAGTTCGCGGTGCTAATACATCCTTGGCATCCGGTCGTTGGGAGGCGATAACTAAATGTATGTCAACATATCCGGCTGTCTCTGCTATTTCAGTGACCATCTCTTGAATAACATCGTCGTCCGCAAATCGGCCGTATTCATCGACGATTACAAAAAGCGGATTGACCTTTTCGTCGGGATACCGTTCGCGCAACTCTTTGAGGTCAACGCAATCCCCCTTGGACTTCAGCAACGCCTTCCGTTCCGCCACTTGATTTTGCACATCAGCGAGGAATACCCGAGCCTCCCCACCCGTTTCGGCGGTCTTAACTTGCGGGAGATTTTTGAACGGGTAAAGGTCAGTTATCTTATTATCAATGAAGATGATTTCGATGTTACCGTTCGTCACATCTATAAGATGGGTAGCCAAAAGCCGGAGGAATACCGACTTGCCCATCCGGGTTGCCCCGCCTACAAGAAGATGGCAACACGTTTCATCCCAGAAATCGAGCATCTTCAGCCCGAACGGAGTAAAAAGCGGAATCGAAAGTCCCTCTTTCGGAAGTTGGTCAGTATAGTTCATGCTTGAACTGAAAGGGGCGATGCCGAATTGAATCTCGAAAGTCGCACCGTAAAGCTGCTTGAACCGGACGTGTGTAGCGGTCGCCTGTTCCAACTCTTTCTTGTGCGCGGTTAAGTCCTCGTCGGTGATGCCGTAGGGTAGCGACACTTCCGCAACGACGGATTCTCCATCCCGGCGAACGTTCTTCAGATTCACGCCCTCGAAACATTTCATATTTTCGAAGTACGCATTGGCCGAGCGTTTGATTACCGCTGTCGGCGTAAGCCTTTTGGCCCCGAACACGGAACCCGCCATCATCGCGGCCCCGACAGTCATAAGAGACAAGATCATGTAACTCCCTCCTTCATTAATATGTTATGCGGATATATTATGTTACATTCTGTCACATGAAAGGTGTGATATGGTATGCGGGTACTATGCTTTGATCCGTCAGGCAACTTTAGCGCTAATGAAGGGAAAGGCAGTTCTGGGTGGGCGTATTTCGAGGACGGACAACTGAAGGATTTCGGCAATATAAAAGCCGAAAAAGCGGAGAGTATTGAAAGGTATTGGCACGAACACGCTCGATTAATCGACCGATGGATGCCGAACAAAATTGTATGCGAGTCGTATAAGTTACAGCCCGGCAAGGCTATGGCACAATCGCACTCATCTTTAGAAACCAGTCAATTAATCGGCTATATTCGTATGACCGCTTGGGGGCATGACTACGGAGAAATATCATTCGTACTCCAAGACCCGGCTTGCAAAACCCGCGTAGCCGATCCGATTTTAGAGCGCATGGGCATCATCGAAAAACGAGGTAATCGTTACTACTGCCAAGACAAACTCACGAATGACCATCAACGTGACGCAATACGCCACGGCGTATATTGGCATAAATATGGTAAATAAGCCGCTGAAATTTTCGTCGCGCTACCCTAACGAAGTGGACACGAAAATTAAGGAATATGAAAAGCGGGGATACAAACTGAAGAACAGAGGGGTTTTCCGGAATGACCGGGGAGCCGCAGACCAAATTAAACATTGGGCGGTGATGATACGTGAGTAACCCGATATTGATCGAGATAGTGAAGATGTTCGAGGCACAGCAGGAGAAGGGCTTTAATAAGTACGGAGAGTATGTCAATATTGACAGTTATTCAATCATCGGATGGATTGAACACGCGCAACAGGAAATGATAGACGGACTCGTATACCTTGAATGTATCAAACAGAAATTAAAAACCCCCGATTAAGCACCGGGGGTTTTATTATGGTTTTTGATGATGCCGTACAGCGTTGTCGCTGCGGTAATTAAAAGTACGATACCTTCCACAATCGTTTGCTGTGTGTCATCGTCGATGCTGATGTGGAAAACTCCCCCGGCGATCAAAGCGATAAGTGCAACGATAGGCGCGATTACGGTTTTACTCATTTTATCCCTCCTATTTTTCGTACTTCATCGGCAAGGCGATGGATTTCCTCTCTTGTTAGCGGGACGCCTCCGGCGTTGTGTATGTCGAGGTTCCAAGCCTGCCCAAGAATGGCGACAATCTTTTCAGCATCCTCTTTTTTCATTTCGGCATCATACTCCTTCAGCCCTTCGGATTGGATGATGGCGTTCAGTTTCTTTGCGTAGTCCGGATCGGTCGCATACCCGCATAAGTGAAGCGCGTCCGTCTGTTCTTCAGACGTTTTCGCTGAACGAACTCTAGCGTATCGGATCGCTTGGAACAAGCGATCTTGATCCCGGTAGAAATCGTATATGGAATCGTAGGCTCGCCATACGGCGGTTGTCGTTATACGACGGCCGCCCACGACTTCCCACGTTGGTGTTGTGTAGGTCTTGCCCTTCCAAAACTCGTTCGGCGTTCCCCCGCCTACCTTAAATCCCCCAAGATTGTTATACTGGTTCAGGTTACAGCCTGTCTCCAAGATGTTCTGCGCGATCCGGACTGAAGGAAGAAGCGGAGAGCCTTCTTTCCTTGCCCGGATTGCGTGCGGCGCAACGGTTGCTATAAAGTCGGATCGGTTCATCCTTGCTCCCTCCTTTGTTCCGTAACCCATTTTTTGATCGCCTTGACGTCGGACTGAAGATTGTCGAGTGCTTGAAGTCCCTTGGCTTGCATTTCAATAACCGCGATGAATCGCTTTTCCCGCTCGTCATTCTTTTTAAGAACATATCGGATAATCCACCAAGTTCCGGCCGCTAATCCGACGAGTAAAACGTAGAATGGGCTGTCCGACGCATTGATAAAAGGCTCCACTGTTCGACCTCCTTATTGTCCCAAATTAATAGGCTTACCGAAGGGACTTAGGAGTTGGCCGATTGCGTCTAGGATGCTCGTCTCTCCGCTTCCAACATCATAGGCTGTGCGCCCATACTTTCCGCCAATATTGCCTAAAGCGTATTTAGCCCATGCGCCGGGGTCGAACCCGCCCTTATACTCTCTTTCATAATCAATGGGCTTCCCGGTGTAAAGGCTTTTGTTAGTTGCAACTTCCGTCGGAACTTTGAACATCGGGTTGAGCGACGAAAGCCCGTACCGGAGCGTTTCCGGAACGCTGCCGCTTAACACTTCATTCAGGTCGTTCAGCGGAAGCATAGGATCGCGGCCTTTGCCAAGCACTTTGAAGTAAGAAGGAACGGAGTACCCCGGCATGTCGGAGTTGTCGCCTTGATTCGCCCTCTTAATTCGCTCGTAAGTGCTGTAAAAACGCGGTTGCTGTGCGAGTTTTTCGATCTGAAGCGGGACGTTGTTTTTCATCCAGTTCCAGAACGGCACGATAGTCCGCATCACCCGGTCGCCTGTTGTCATTTCGTGATAATTGAATAAGTGCTTGCGAACCAAATCTGAAGCGTGCTTCGTGGAGCCTGTTTCCAGCCCCTTCATAAACAGCGCAAGCCGTGTCACGTTGTCGGCAGGCTCCCCGAGTATTCTCCGCATCCCTTTAGCGACTTTGTTGTTATACATAAAGTGCGCTACTTTTGCGGTTCCGCCTTTTGCTTGACCGCTTTTAAGGTACTCGGTCGGGTTGCCTTGATGCAGGACGCCCGTTTCAAGGGCTTGATCCCATACTTTCTGCTGTTCCGCTGTCGCTTTGCCCCGCTTCATGGCAATCATCAGTTTCCCGGCATCAACGTAGTTCTTACTAGAAACGCCAGCGAGTGCGTTATTAAACAAGTTACCTGTGAAGTTGTTCATATAGTGCGATGGAACGTAGGTCGTATAAACTGAACGGATGATGCTCGTCACATTTTCGGCCAAAGTCAGGAACTTTTGAAAACCCTTATCCGTAAAGACTTGATCCGTTTTCTTCATCGCGTCGAACACTTCTTTATGAATCAACGTTCCCGGCTTTAGGTTGAGTGCGCCCGCTTCTTCCTTCGTCAACTGATGGAATTGACCTTTCACCCTAGCCGCTTCCGGCGTGTTGCTAATTGTATCGCGGATTAACCCGTTCTTCCGAAGTCCGTCCTGCAAGTCTTTCATCGCCCGGACTTTGATAGACTTGGTGTAACGTTTACCGAGCGCGTCGATAGGATCACGTTCGAACAGATTGGATAGAATGTCGATTTTATCGTTGATTTCTGCCAACGCTTCCGGATCGGTCGTTTTCTTCGCAGCGTCATCCAACTTATTAAGCGCATTATCAAGTTCCGCGAACGAATCGAAGGACTTCCGTTCTTTCGAAAACTTACTGCTTGTTCCCTTGGCTACGAGCCTTGCGAACGATTCGTCTTTCTTTGCGTACTCCGCAGCCCTGTCAAGCGCGTCCTGCGAAAGGTTTTTGATAACGTGCGGAGCGTAATTCGGAAGAACGCCCTGAAGAATACCCCGCTTGCTTTCTTCGCTGGCGATCTTTTGATAGATCGGACGAAGTTTATTGGCAACGGCCTGTGCGCGGTCTGAAATAGCCACGTTGTAGTTGTCCGGAAACTTGTTTTCGAGCAGATAGGCAACTTGCTTATTTTCTTCTTCGGAGAAATCCTTCGTCGCTTTCTTCAGGTCAGCAACGACATGTTCAGCCTCCCGCATCCCGACACGCTTCACGTTTTCGGCGTTTTGGATTTGTTCAGCCGCATGATTTACAATGCCTTCTCCCGCGACACCGAGTGTCCGGGGATTAAAGACATCGGTAACTTTGCCAATTTGGTCGCCTAGTTTCGACCTGCCGCCCATATCCTGAATGAACTGGTCGAGCGTTTTCGGAAGGCTAAAATCTTTCGCAACTTCCCCGGTAATTTTCTGTCCGAGGATAGGCTGGTCAACAATTTCTGCCGTATGGCTTACATCGCCTATTTTCGTAGCCGCATCGTCAATTGCAGTACGGATTGCATCGGCGGTTTTTCCTTTAATCGTGCCGGGCAATTTACCAAGAGCCGCGCCGAACGTCCGCATCGCTTCAGGCCCAAGATTACGCAAAGCAGGAATGTCATTTTCCAAACTTTTAACAAACGGCGCGAGTCGGTCTGCAACTCGCGGATCGAGTTGACTAAGGAAATCTTCGGCCTGAAATGGATGATAATTTACAAACTGGTTATGGCCGATAACTTGATCTTCGACATTAAAATCCCGAAGGTTGTTCTTCAAATTGCCGTCATTACCGCGAAACTTGTTGATGTAATCTTGGGCGACTTTGGACTGTTCCTGAAGATGGGCAAACTCTTGTACGTTCATGTCTTTTAAGTCATTAACTTCGATACCCATCTTCTTCAGAATCGCCTTTTGTTCTACATCCGTTTTTGCACCGATGTTGGCAAGGATGTCGGCGGCTGAAGCGGCTCCGGTAAGCCCAATCTTCGCCGGATTCTTCATCAAAAAGCCCGGTTTTGTGCCGAACTGTTTGGTGATTTTGGTAAATGGGATATCGAGGTTAATAAGCGCGTTTTGTGCTTGCCCACGCGCTGCTTTGCCTGCCCCTTCAATCGCATCGCGGGCGGCGAAACCTTTCTTAACGGCGAACCGTTCCGCGAGGTCGGGGTTAATACCCTTTGCAATAAGGTCGTTCTTCAGTTTTTCGAAGATATTAACGGCGGTATTTCCGGCGATATTGGTCAGGTTTTTGCCCTTAGTTGCTGCTTTTACGCCTGCTTTACCTGCTTCTTCAAGCGCGACTTTGCCTGCTGCTCTTGCCCCGGCCTTCATCGCGGAGCCTGCGCCGAAGGTTAAAAACGTGAGCGGATCGAATAAAATATCCCCCGCAAGCCCGCCCCATTTCAGCGCGGCGTCATTCTTCACACCAAAATTTTTAAGCGTTTGATCGAATCCCGGTTCGTTTGCTCCGGCTGAAGCCATCGAGCCGATAATCGGAATGTCCCGCGCATCGCCTGTACCGTCATTCCAAGCGTCCAACTGTCCTTTTCCAGCGCGAAGCCCAAGCTGAAGGGCATTGATAAATGGGATGTCATTTGCCCGGAGTTTACCGTCCGACCAAGCATTCGTCAGCGACGTAAGCGGTTTGGACGTTGCATTAAGCGTATGAAGGGCTGTCTGCCAAAGCGGTTGATGATAACCCGAGGGAGAACCCCCGGACGAACCGGAGGCTTTCGGGTTAAAACTGAAAGCAGCATCGCCGCCGATAGGGACGATAGGGGCGTGTCCTGTCGCGGGGCCAATTATATTAGAGCCGATTAAAGCCAATATTTCTTCTGCTGTACGTGCCACATTCACACCCCCTTAGTTCGGGTTATACGTATGCCCACCACCGCCGCCACCGTTGCCGATAACTTTCGTTTTCAGCAGGTCGGCCACGCCTGTTTGTCCCGGCAGTTTTGCAAAGGTGAGGTCGTCAAGGACTTTGGCGTAGGCGTTTTGTGTGCCTAGCGCGTCAGCGATTGCAGATTGAATTACCTGCTTATCGTGATCGTATGTTGCCGATTTCGGATCGAGTTTCGTAAGTTGCGTGGTGTACGTTGTAATTTCCGTACCTTTTTGCTTAATAATCGTGGCAAGATTTTTCGCTTGTTGCGACCATTGGGAACTTTGTAATTTATCGGCGTTTTGCGATGCTTTTACGATAAATTCATTCATATCCTGATCCAATTTCGCTTTATTGCTGTTTGCTCGTTCGATAATCGCATTCGCAGAGTTAACTTCCGACGCTTGGTTATGCCGAACAGATTCAGCCAGTTTCAGCGAGTCGATTGTCGGCTGTCCGGTTGTTGGATCGTAGCCTAAGAATTGCGTCATTTTCAGGTTGTATTCCTGCGATAACTTCGCGGCGAGTTGTTGGTTGGAATTGTCCATTTTCGCATAAGCGATTTTTTCGTTGCTATCCAGTTTGTCATAGAACTGCTTATCCTGTTGACCCAACTGGTCGTATTTAAACTGAAGATTGCCCATATCGGTGTTGTAGCCCATCGTCTTGCCGAGAAGGTCGATCATCGCTTTCGCCCGGTCGGTCATATTCTTGCTTCCGGACTCGTACATTTTTTGGAACAACTGTTGTGCGATTTGGCTTGTGTTGACGTTTGCAAACTTCGTACGCGCATCTGCTAGGCTTTGGCTGTACCCGGCTGCGACTTTCTGTGCTTGGGCAAGTGCGTCTTGGTTCGCCCGAGCCAGCGTCCGGCCTTGTGACAGCAGGAGGCGGGTATCCTGATCGTTCGCAAGCCCCGATCCGGCAAGGCCGCGATTTGCCATCGCCTGCCGAGCCTGAAGATAGTCTTGGAACGTTTTATCCTGCAAGTCCTGTTTCGTGTTGGCTAGTCCAGAATTGATCCGCGAGAGGTCGGCCTCTTGGTTGGCGTTTAGCGAGTTAATAAGATTCGTGAGCGCGTCCCGCTGTTCTTTGGCCTGCGCTTCGGCTTGGGCTTGGGCTTGGGCCTGCATGTCGGCTTCGCTTTGTTGGTTCCCGGTGAGCATATCCAAGATGATTTTAATAAGGTCGTTTTGGTCGGTCGGGGCTGCTGCTTCCGTTGTTCCTGTCCCGGTTCCCGTTCCCGTCCCGGCTCCTGTCCCGGTCGAACCTCCGCCAAACGTCCAATGGCCTGAAGCATCACGCTTCCCGCCGTTGGCCGTGCCGTAATCCAAAGCCTCTTTTGCGATTCGGTCTTTGTCGGCCTGCGTCTTGGCGTTCTTCCATTGTTGGCCCAAATCTGCGATATGGCGTTGAATCGGGTCATTATAGTTGAAGTTATTGATACTGCTTCCATAGTCAGCAGGAAGCGGAGGTTCCGCCGCCGACGAAGGAAGTTCAACCGGATTTGTAATAACAGAACCCGGCGAAGTCGTGCCCGGAGGAATCGTTGGCGACGGCGGGGTATCAATTGAAACCGGGCCTGTCACTCCAGCATCAACCGGAACCGAGATGTTCGGGATACCCGGATCGGTCGAAGTGGTTGGGAAAGTCCATTTTCCTGCCGCACTCCGATGTCCGCCAGCGGCTTCCCCAATTTGTTTCGATTCCGCCGCGATACGATCCTTTTCAGCCTGCGATGTTGCATTTTTCCACTGTTGTCCAAGGTCGGCAATCTTCTTCATAAACGGATTGCTAGGATCGAAGTTTTCGATACTGCTTCCGTAATCTGAAGGGGTTCCGGTTGCCGTTGGAGCCTCTACCTTCTCTACGGGCGCGGGCGGTGGTGTCACAACGGGGGCAGGCGGCGGTGTTACGACAGGCGCAGGCGGTGCTGTTGGAGCAGGCCCGGACACGACTTGCCACGTTTTTAAAAGCGGACTGTCTTTCGTAACTTCGATGATGTTCCCGTTAATAGGCGATTTAACGTAATATTTCTGTGTATCAGCAACAGGCGCGATGACAGGCGGTGTTCCGGCCGGGGCTGAAGAAGCAGGTGGCGGTACGGTCGGGTGTTGCTGCGTCTGCGTCGGCTGCTGTACCGGGGGTGAAGTCGGAGGAGGCGTTGTCTGCTGGCTCGGCTTATTAGCTGCGGCAACATAGGCATCATAAAGTGAACCGCTGGAATTTGTATTCGTATTCGTATTCGTATTAGTAGAAGTAGAGGAACCGCTCGGGCCTGAAACGACTTGCCACGTTCTTAGAAGCGGGCTGTTTGCGGTAACTTCAATGATATTTCCGTTAATAGGAGATTTTACATAAGGCATGACGAGTCAACTCCCTTCGGACAGGATTTTATCATATTTTGGAGGATGTGTATACTGAAAAATAGGAGGGCTGAATTACAGCCCTCCCGTTGTCAGGGTATTACGTCTTAACGCGGCGTGGCGATAATCGTATCTGCTTCTTCTTGGGTGAGATAGCCTTTTGTGACCGCGTTTTGGATGCCTGTTTCGTCTATGGTGTAGTTCTTCCAACTGGAAAGGAAGTACGCATAGAGTCGGCTTGTCATCGGTTACACCCCCAAGAGAAAGTTTACGGCTTCTTGTGTTGCGGTTAAGTCTGACCGGATTTCCGAGATTTGCTCCGGAATTGTAGGCGGGGCTTCGGGCTGAATAGGATCGGGAACTTCGACCGTTTCGTAAGCCATCTCCAAGCCCTCTACATAGTAAGGACTATCCGCTGTAATTTCGAGCGGTGGCTGCGCTTCGTACCGAACGGCGGGTTCCTCTATCGTTGTCCAGTATAGCGGATTGCCGTCGGAATCTTGTTCCTGTACTTCTTCAGTCGTCCAAAGCTGAAGAAATTGGCCCGTACCTTCCTGCCCGACGATATCGCCGTCGCGCTGTCCGATTACGTTTCCTTCTTCATCGAGGATGTCGATCTGCTCGTAAACCGGACGGGTCACTTCGTACTGCTTTTGGACGCCGTTTTCATCCATCATTGGCACCCGAACTGCGACCATTACAGGGGTATACGTTGCATCCACCGTTTTCTCCTGATGCGGGATCGTGTATGTTACTTCCAAATCCGCTTGCGGGAGAAGGTAAAGCTGCTTACCTTCTCCATCCACTTTCGGCTGTTGTTCGAGCATTCGGTTACACTCCCTTCACAAGCGGTCTGCCCGCCAGTTTGAAGTGGTCGTAAACGGCTTCTGTCGATTTGAAAAGCAACGTACTGCTTTTGCTTTTGCGGAACGACACGACAACCAATTTCAATTCCCCGGAATCTGAAACGAGCATAGGTAGATAAATAAGGGCTTCGGTCGGCAAGGTTGTCGGAATGCTGAACTTGTAATTTCCGAGAGCGACACTTCCGCTGACTGTATCGGAAGATAGCCGAACATCTTGCGTACTTCCCCTTACAACCGATTCACTTGTCGTGGAGTTAGGCTCGAAGTAAAGTCCTGCCGTTGGTACAAAGCGGTAGTTTCCGCTCGATGCAAGCGGCATCCGTTTCAACGTAAGACTGTCAAACGTCGTCAGTACACCTTCACTTGTAAACTTATCCGCGATCAAGTTGTAATCTGCTGTCGGAGACGGCAGGCGAGTAGTGATATTTTTATCGCCTACCGGATCGCCATCCGAAGTCGCAGACCCCGTTCCAAGCGTCGTGATAATCGGCGTACCTACCGCGAGTATCTTCGACTTGCTAATCGAACCTTGCCCCTGATACGGAACATACCGATACCACAGTTCCACTTGGGACGCTTCGCCAAGATTACCGCCGAGATACTTGCTCGATTTCGCCGGGAACCAAAGTTTCATTTCCTTCGTCTCGGGCCGGATTTTCACGATGTTGCTCTTGGTGTAATCCACGTAATCGGCAAGGGTTACGTCCAGTTTCACATAGTCGGTGTAAATGTTCGACGGATTTGTTGCCGATGCCGGGTAAGTGGAGTGAACGAGAACGTAAATTTTTTGGTTATTGTCGATATATGTGTTACTGGACGTCGTTTGGCTGATGGTTGCAGGCGAAGATGTCGTATTCGTGCCGTAAAGCGTATCTCCGCTTGTAGACCAAGAACCCTTCCACGCTTTCAACGTCGCTCCGTTCGTCAGAACCGAAGCATTATCCCCCGAGCCGTACCCTGTCCACGAAATGGTCATGGAACGAACCGCCGCTTTCAGTTGCGCCGTCGTCATGCCAAGATGCGAGAGGTCGAATTCGTAAATAAACTGTGCGTACTCTCCCGTTGTGCCTGCGGAATAGAAGTCAAGTACACCGTCTTGTTTAACAATGCTGCTGTATTCCGAATTGCTGATTTCCCCTGTTACGGTTGTGGGATTTGGAAACGTTGAACCGTGCGTCCATAACCCCCGATGCGGAACCTCCACCGTACTCCCCGCCACTTTGCCGAGGAAGTTGAGCGTGACTTTCCGCTTGCGCCCCGGTGTCCATTCGGTTGCGGTTACACCCTTTTGAAGTTTTATTTGGGACACGTTAACCGTAACCGCCGAAACACTTGGAGTTCGGAAGTATAATCTGATAGCAGAAGAAGTGTCTGCGTCCGCTTTTCCAGTAAGCGTAATCTTAGTCGGTGTAGAGGAAAGCGTTACAGATTGTGCCGCCATTTGCACTGAACTGTCGCGGTATAGTTGAACATTAATCGTTCCGCTACCGCTTACCAAGCATGTTGCGGTAAAATACTCTCCCGCTTTTGCACTTCCTGCCGATAATACACCACCTTCGGGTGAAGATGTTCCGGGCGTAGCGATGGTAATAGTGCCGGGAGTTGTTACAGATAAAGCACCGCCGTTATACGACGCCCATCCAGAAGTGTCTAGTGGGAATGCTTGGTTTTGATCTAGCATATTTTCCGACAATACCGGGAACGGGTTCGTCGGCTGCAAGGTCGTAAACCCGCTTGCTTCCGTTGTGCTGTCAAACGCAGAGATTGCCGACGTTTTAAGCGTGATGGACAGTTCAACATAGTCCGTATTTATGGTCGAAGCCGTTACGCCGTCCGATGCGTCTGCGTAAGCTAGAGCGTAATAGAAGCCGTTAGAATCCACTACGGAAGAAATTACGGTGTTATTTCTAGTCAGTGATGTAACCGTTCCGTTGGTGTGGGAAGCTGGGCTTGCATTCCATGCGCCATTAATCCATTCAGCAACATAAGCCTTGTTTCCCGCAAGACCCGAACCGTATCCATTCCAAGTACAACTAATCTGCGTGATGTTGTTTGTCAGCCATGTCTTTTTACTCGCCGTACCGTCTGCCGGGATTTCGCCGTACTTATCTTCGATAGCCCGGATGAGGTCGAATTGGAAAACGTGCTGGCTTACGTCATTCAAAGTTGCGCGGCTTGTTGTCGCCAGCGTTCCATCCAAGGCAAAAGCGTTATTATAGTTTGCTTGGCTAACCTCTGTACCTCCCGGTGATGGAGTGAGTGAGGTTGTCGTGATGATACCTTTAAGCGTGTGTGGGACTAAATCTGTACTTCCCGACACTTTCCCCGCAAAATTCGCCTTCACGCTCACCGTATTCGCTGCAAGAAGTTCATCCCCGTTGACCGCTGCTTTCAGAATATCCGTCGCCACTTGCGGGAGTCCCTTGCCTGCCGGATAGTTGACCGCATACGTGATCGTGATGTTACTTGTGTTCGTGGTCGGAGCCGTGGTGATCGTGTACGTTGCATCCTTTGTGCCGAGTCCGCTCCATGTTCCGGCGATGCCCGTGGCAGTGACGGTTGGGAGGGATGAAGATGTCTCCAAAAGGTATGTCCCGCTTACAAAGTTAAGTCCTGCGCCGCCTGTCCACGAAAGCGTAGCCGTTGAATTGGTAGAATCAACGGAATCCACGGTCAAATCTGTTACCGTGTAAGTCGAAACTCCGTCGAAGCGGGTTACATGATCGCTTGCCGTAAACTTCGAAACGTCGCTAACTTTAATTGTCGTTGGTGAAGTTACGCCTGTTTTATCCTCTAGGATTTTCGAGAATCCCGCCGTTGCTCCGGTTATTCCGCCATAATCCGAGTGAATCTTAATCGTATCCCCGATAGCCCATACGCCCGATGTTGCTTGCGTCGGGATAACATGCTTCGGACGGTTTACGCCGTTCCAAGTTGGATCGACCACATCCACGACGGTTATCGACTGCTGCGGGTCGCCGTAGGCGATCCGTTGCCCGTTGAAGTTGCCACCGTTTATGCCCTCGTAGTGGAACGTCGAAAGCGTGCCGGACTGAACCATGTGACCGTTGGCGAGATAGTCTTTGTCGAGATACCAGCGTCCGTAAGGGACGAATGGGTTTACGACGGAGCCTTTTTCTAGTTGCGGGAGCAACTTCGATACGTCGTCGGGAACGTTGGTTGAAGTTGGATTATTACTCAGACGAATCTTTACTTTTGCCGTATTTGCGGCTGTCGTGAATGTTCCCGAAGGCGCAAAAGCTGTTCCTTGCACTACAAAAGTGCCGTCGCTTTGATACTCAAAAACGGTAATCGAACCCCCGTTTGAACTAACGGAATATTGCGTGTTTGGTTGAACCGGGATGAGGTTAATCGTTCTAATTCGAGAAGTTGTACTTGCGTTATTGCCGCTTGAATCATAACTGCCTTGCTCCCACGCATCCACCGTTGTCGGGCAAAGATTCTCCACAAAATTCGGGTACGAATCCACATACGGGAACAACGCACCGATCTTATCCCCGCCAGTCCAGTTCGGGTCAACGTCGATTAGGTTGTAGGTGGCTTGGTCGATTTCGTATAAGCGGAATCCGTCATAGTTCGCCTTGTCGTTTACACTTGCGGGAGTTAAAACGATGTTCAAAGCCCCGCTGGTATATTGGAACTTTTGATAGCCCACGACCCATTGCCCTGTCGCGCTTGTGGTAAGGGTGCTGTATCCACCTTGCAAGGCAAAGTTAGCGGTACTGATTCCATAATTCGTCGAAGCCCCGGATTGAAGATAACTTTCACCAACAAAAACATAATACTTTCCGCTGGTGAGAAGCGAGTCGATCGCCATAGCGACGGTAGAAGTTCCTGCCGACGTTCTTTGAAGTTGTTGCGACGATTTTCCGTATTTGAAAATTGAAGTTGAAATGGACTTCGTTATAAAACTATTTGTGCCTTGGAAACTGAATCCGTCAGCTACGCCGTCGCTGTTAGAATCAACTTCAAAACTACCTAGTAATCCGAACTTGTTAGACAAATCCACGCTCGTTCCATCAGCCCGCTTAACCGCCGTGCTGTTGAGTGTTTGCGCCGGCCCAAGCGGAGCCCTCCGAAGACCGTAAACGTCCTTTTGCGCCAGTTTCGTATCCTTGGTCGTCAGCGCACCGCGCATAAGACTGTCGAACGCAGACTCCGTTTCCATCCCCGGCATAAAGTTAACCGGAATCCGATGCCGAAGGTCGATAATGTCCGATGCGTCGATGATGTTGGAGTAAAGGCCGTCGGGACGGTCGGATAGAAGGCTCCACGTACCCGTGCCGATGCTTGCTTGTGTTGTTTGGTCAGTATTAATATTTTGAACCGTAATTTTATTGCTTCCGTCTTTTGAAAGCACAAGAATACGGTGAGCAGTTGTAACGGCAAAATTATGAATAATGTCCCCAACTTGAATATTGTTGTAGTCAGTGGTTGCAACGGTAATTTGTTGCGTTTGCCCATATGCCAAAGACGGAGAAAATGTTACTGATTGCGTAGTTTGGTAATAATCCCTTGCACCGTTCAGATTATCCCGCCGATACCCGCCGCTGTTACGGCGCTTGATGCGGAAAAGGGGAATCGCGTAAACGTATCCGTCATTTGTGGCGAGGGTGGTTTTAGCTGTGCTGGAACCGTCGCCAGCGATATAGAGGCCGATGTCATCTGTGAAGATTTTCTTGCCTGTGTTCGATGAAATAGCGCGTAAAGGCGTGCCATAAAATGCAGAATCCGAACCCCCGGTTTCCCAAGCCGTCTTGACTATCGGTGCCGCATTTCCACCTTGTGCTGTAACGTCCCACCCGGATAAACCTGATGCTCCGCTTGCACCCAAACCTTCTGGGTTTCGCCCAAAATCCACGCCATCGACCACGCGAATACGCCAAGACATGGTAACCGGAGTGTTGGTCGGAAAATAGGCTTCCAAGAATACCAAATCTTCGCGATACCCATACGTCGGCGGGGCTGAAAGGGCTTGCGTAATGACAGCCGAATTTGTGATCTTGAAGCCGTTCAAAATTGCAGCGAATTTGCCGAGATAGAACGTATTCGCAACAGTTGCGCTTGTTCCGACCGCACCGTTCGCCGGGGAAGTCGTTGCGCTGATAACTGAAGAATAATCATAAACGCCCGACATATTGCGCGTCCGTTCGTAGTCTGCCCGAGCCGTATTAACTGCAACAGCCTCGGATACAGTTCCCGCGCCGATTGCGCCGTTCAGCGTTGCGTACACAATATCAATGGCATTTTGAGCGTTACCAGCACCGGGAACATTGCCTGCATACGTGTGATTCGCCGCGCTTTTTGCGTCGGTTGCCAATTTTGCCAGCGTGACCGCTTCGCTTGCGATTTCAGCCGTGCCAACCGCACCGTCTGCGATTTCGGACGAACCGACCGCGCCGGGCGCGATTTTCGCTGCTGTCACCGAATCGTTTGCCAGTTGAGACGTGCCAACGGCTTCATCGGCAATCGCCGCCGTTACGACCGCTTTCGCGCCGATTTTCGTCGAAGTAACCGACGCCGGAGCCAGCTTATTGCCGTCAACGTTGCCGTCCATAATCTTATCAGCCGTAACCGCATTGATAGCAATCGCGTTGTTTACAACTGAAGAAGCCGCCATTTTGCTTGCCGTTACCGATCCGTCGGCAATTTTGGCCGTTCCTACCGCGCCATCGGCCAGTTTCGTTGCACCTACTGCGCCGTCTAAGATTTCCGTGGAAGTGACCGCGTTCGGAGCCAATTCGGAAGTGCCTACAGCATCGGCTTGAATAGCCGCAGAGCCAACGGCGTCTGTGGCTATTTTTGCCGCCGTAACCGCGCCGTCTGCGATCTTAATTGTGGTTACGTTGCCATCGGCAATCTTGACCGTTGTGACCGAAGAATCCGTTATCGCCGCCGTGTTAACAGCGTTCGCCGCGAGGCTTGCCGCGATTGTCAGCACATCGCCGGAAAGGGACAGCGTAATGCTCGTTCCTTCACGGAATTTAATACTATTCACCGCTGCATCGAGCGTTGCCGTGGCCTTGGTCGTGCCGTCGGCGTTTTGCACGATAAACGACTTCGCAAGGCGGGCGTAGTTGTCGTTGATTGCGGTTACGAGCGTTGTTCGATCCTGCTCGTACTCGCTTTCGTGCATCGTTTCGCCGTCGTTCCAGTTCTTTAGGCTGTTAATATCGATTTGTGCCAATTTGACACTTCCTTTCTATGGCTTCGTCAGCCTAAATTCCAATCCGAAACCGAAAAACTCACATTGATTTCCATTTCCGCCCCGGATGTGGAACCGGACACGGCGACATTTGCCGCGAATTGCCGTTTTTTGGACTGAAATATTGACTTCCCCGAAGGGAGATTTGCCCATGAGCCATGTACCGAATGTTGTGCCTGCATAAAATTGGAAATTCGGTGTTGTTGTCGTCTGCCAAACGACGTAACCGTTCTCGTCGATTACCGCTTGTCCGGAATCCGGCGTCAGGATAACCGCTGAATCCGCTTGGATCGTAACGTAAAAATCGACGTTATGGCTGTTATAGTGCTTGGCGAGAGCATACAACTTCTTCAGTTTCTTGTAGTTGAATGAGGCTGAAAGATCGAGTGCTTTGGTTTCTATGACCATATCATACAACTCGCCCGCATCGGTGTAAACATCATAATCGTGCATATAGAGATTACCGTTTACGGTCAGATTGTAGGCGTCCTCACCATAGAGCAAAAACTGAACAATATCGAGTTTGTTGGTCGCATCCTTCGACCAAACTCCGGATTCGTAATAGTACCGATAGATTGTTTTCTTCTGCGGGAAACAAATCCAGTACATCGAATCCGTCACAATTGCGCAGGCATCTTCATCTGTCGGCATTTCCGATTTAACCGACTGGTCGATTCTGGCGACGTTCATCGTTTCCAGCCGATAGGGGTTTGGTTTCAGCGCTTGAATCCCTTCATGCGAGAGGAAATAGATGTTGTTGCCTACTACCTGTGCCGTTCGCCCGGCGATACAGCCGATACCGTCGTGAATCTGAAAACGTTGGTAATCGTCTCCTGATTTCCCGACAAGGGTTTGGATAGTTGTCTTTGTAAAGACAACTAACATGTTTTGAAACCGGACAGCAGCGGTAATCGGTTCCTGCTTCCCCGTATCGAACGTGATCGTATTCGATACCGGGTAGTAGCGCGGGTTCGATAGATCTGAAATATACATTTGGTAGGGATACTTATCGTCGCCATAGAGCAAAATTCGATCCCAATGGAGCAGGATGTGCCTGCACTTGGACAACGCATCGACAGGTGTGGAAGACGAATTGTCGGCAACAGCTTTTACCGTAAATCCGACTAGCACATAGATTTGCGTCGATACCGGGGTCGTGGCATCCCCCGTTTTCCGTACCGTTACGCGAATATCGTAATCCGTGGCTGAAACGAAATTGAACGTTTCGGACGACTCGGAAGCGGTGAAGTCCTTTTGAACGGCGTATGTCGAATCGGAGGACTTTTTAAACTCCCATTTATAATCAATCGTGCCGACGTAACTTGAAGGAACATTGACGAACGCGGTCATTTCGATTGGTGTATTAATGGCCCCGAAGCGGGTTTGCGGCTTAATGCCGATAGCTTCGACGTTTGCCGTAACCGAAACACCGTTTTGAATGTAGTTATCCGGGTCGGGAGCCAGTCCATTCGTGCCGATGTAAATCGCTTCCATTACAGTCGGTGTGTACGGCACAACGACTTGCGCTGTCCAGCCGGAATCATAAGTTACTTCGACCAGTTTTGTCCCGGTTGCAACGTATAGGGTTTCTTTATATTGAACAGCCTCAACCGATAGGCTGGACTGAAAGGTAAACGGGGAGCCGCCATCGGTAATCGGAATTTCCGTCGCCGTGGAAGAACCGTTCTCTTTTACGTACAGACGGCCGCCAACAGCGAGAATGATGTCTGGATAAGACTGTCCGGAACGGTAATAGAAGAAAACACCTTGCGCTGTACCTGCCTGCGTTAAAATACTCGTCCTACCATAACGAAGCCTTGCCGAACCGCGTCCCGAAAGGTCGGCGTTGAGCAAGGTGGACATTTCGTTATTTTTGAGATTTTCGTTCGTAACTTCTGTATTTAAACCGCCCGAGAAGTCTAGGAAAGATTCAAAGACTTTCTGTGACGGATCGACGTTAATGTTCTGACGCATTTATTCACCCCCAACTTGGGTAAAATGCCGGAGCATAGGAGTATTCGGAATTGATCTCCCATTGTGCGGTAACTTTGTCGCCTTCGGTTGCAGCCGTTTCGAGCGTAAATATAGTCGGTACGTCGCCAAACTCAAAACTTGCAAGTTGCCCATTTACATACACTTTGAGATTGCCGTATGGGTAACTGTAATCGTTCTTCGTAATTGTGAAGTCGGTTTGCCCGGCCGTCGCCGTAAACTGTTGAACGTTCGATGTACGTAAATATTGCACCGGAGGATCGTAATTTTCGGTGAAGTTCCGGATACCGTCGCTGAACTGCGACATGTAACTTTCCTTCTCCCGAACAGCCGAATCTTTCGACTTGAACATCGCGGCCGCATAGTAGACCGGAATCTCATGATACTTGCTATCGAAAACGAACGTGTCGGTCATGTCCGAGGACTTGACGACATCGGGAAACTCGCAATTCACTTCGACAGCCATCAAATCCTTGCCCCGATTGAGCAGAGAAATGATCGTGTCGGTGTCCTCTACATCGTCGATATAAAGGTTAACGAGATTCACCATTTGGGACAGTTGCATTTACCGTCACCCTTTCTTAGCACCGCCGAGTTTCGACGCCGTCGTAGCAGCACCCGCGATTTGTCCGTTTGTAACCACACTGCTACCAATCGAACCGGAAGGATCGCCGCTTGTTATCTTAACGTTTATAGCTTCCGTTAAAGCTGCATTAGATTTCACAACCGGAGGCTGAATAAGTTTTTCCAGCAAGGCGTTCGTTTTCCGCTGTTCTTCAATCAGCGTATATATCATTTGATCCTGCCGGGTTCCGAGTATGCCAAATTCTTCGGTTTTCATCGTCATTTCTCCTTTGAAAAAGCCCCCTATCTGCTAGGGACAGGGGGCTTAATTATTTATTACGGATTTGCACCGAGGATTCCGCGATGATCGCTCCAACCTACAGAGAATCTTGTGCGGCCTTTATACTTCGCTTGGTCGGTATCGAAATCGGTCGTAGACTTGAAGTTCAAGCGTTCCCGCCAGAAGAAGTTCAACTGGTGAAGCTGGCTGTCCAGCAGGAACCAGTTGTCAGCGTCCGTTAGGTAGTCGAGAACAACGACATTGAAACGGCCCTTCATCGGGTTAATATCGTTGTTGTTCGTTCCCGGCAACTGAACGGATTTCGCAATCTTTTCAGCCGTGAACTCCAATGCACCCGGAACAATCAGCGTATCGACATTCATTTGGATTTTCAGGCCACGCTCGTCTACTTGCTCGCGTGCCAATTTGAAAGCAATTTCCAAGTTGGCTTCCGATAGTGCCAGCGCACCGATGGAGTTGGTAGACGTGCCGCCGTCGAGCCGCTTATGCGTGGCAGAAATAAGTGCTTCGCCTTTGTAAGCCTTCGGGTCGGCTGTAAAGGCGTTGTTCAAAATTGCAGCAGCTTTCGTTTCAATCGTAGCGCGTGCAGCACGGGCAAGAGCCTTCGGCATTTTGTTGATTTGGGTGTACTGTTCGTCATCGACCAGTTCCTTTTCAACAATGAAGCCTTTGGAGAAGGTCGTATGCTTGTACTGCACGATGTCCGTATCGGTCGGGTCTTCGTATTGCGTGGAATCCGTCGTTCCCTTGGCATCCCACATCGAGAATCCGCCCATCCGGAGGTCGGTTTCAATCGCCTTTTTGGACGACATTACATTGAAAACGCGGCTGTATTGCTCCGGTTTTTCCTTGTAAGTTTCGAAGAAAATCTTACGCAGGCCCGGTTCAAGAAGTTTCGAAAAATTACCGGAATGAAGCATCGTTTATCCCCCTCCCTTATACTAATTGACGGCCAGTAATGACCACTTCGTAGTTGCCGTTCGAAAGCGCGCCTACGACTTTAACAAGCGCGTTGGTTGTAACAGCGGCGTTCAAGATATAGTCGCCCGAGGACAACGTAATCGGATAGCCTGTGCCGACAACCGGAGTACCGCCCGTTACCGTCATTTCGTAAACAGCATTCGCAGCCGAGCGAACTTTACCCGTAGTGGTCGTGTCAGCCGTGATTTTAACATTCGGGCCAAGGTAAACGCCAAGAACGGAAGTATCGTTAGAAGCAGCCGCAACAACATCGCCAGCACCATTCAGCTTTACGATGTCGCCACGTTTTGCGGTCGTGGCATAAGTCGCATCCAGTTTAAAATCACGTACCGGATGGGCAGCGTCACCGCCGCCAAGCATACGACGAAATTCGATCATTTGTCAGGCTCCTTTCACATTTTGTATTTAAGGTAATCCGCCTCCGAAATCCCCATGTTTCTTGCCATGGCTCTTTCTTCAGCCGTAAGTCCGTCCGCCGTGCTGGATTTGCTTCCAGTTCCCGGCGTTACCGGGCTTGCTTTCCGTCCGGATATTTCAGCCAACGCCTCTTGTTTTGCAAGATCGCGGCTTGCTTGAATGATCTTCTTCCCATGAAGCGCATAGACCGCATCTTCCAGCGGAGCGTCCGGGTTCTGAAGCACCTGAAGAAGATGTACCTTTGCCGCGTCGATATCCTCTTGCGAAAGCATCGGAAAGTCCTTTTGGATCGTCGATGCTTCCGAATCAACGCGCCGCTGCCAGCTATCAAATTGCGATTGGTACAGTTGTTGTTCCAACTGCTGAATCTTCGCGTCCTGTTCTTTCTGACGCTGAAGGTATTCAACTGACACCCCCGACTTTTCGGCTTCACGCTGAAGTGCCGCTTGTTGCACTTGCTGCAACATGACTTCGGGCGTTGTACCGTAGAGGTCGGCTAACTGCTTGGCCAGTTTAAATTCAGAAGATTGTTCCAACTGTTCCCGCAACTGACGCTGCCTGCGTTCTTCTGCAAATTTCGCATTTTCTTCCGGTGTTTGAACCTTCTTCTCGGGTTCCGGTTCCGGCTCGGGGGCTGGTTCCGGTTCCTTTGCTTCCGGTTCGGGTTCAGGATCACCGTACTCCGGGCCTGTTTGATCGTCGTCGTCGCTATCTAGGGTGTAATCGTCGTCGGTAAGTTCGGCGTCGTTATCGTCCATGTCGATAAGTCCGTCACCGTCAGCGAAATTTTGAAGGTTCATTCGAAGCAGAAATTTTTTCATATCCAGACTCCCTTTCCCTTTTTGCGCGTGGGACGCGAAGATTTAGGCTTGTGGACTTGGCTTTTTGCGGAGCCACCCGGCGTACAAGCCTATTTTCAGGCAACAGTTTACAAGAAGTTGTATGCCCTGTCAATATTATTTTCGAATACACGTATCGGTTTTAGGGTATAATACAATCTGAAGAAAGGATGGTGTTGTGCCTTCAGCGGTAGAGTCCATATTTACTTCGGTTTGATGATATATGTAATGCTGTGGCAAGGCGGGATCGTTTTTAACCCCATCGCCTTTGCGATAGGGTGCATTTTTCCGGATGTGGATCATCACAAGTCCCCCGCAGGAAAAGTTATGCCTTTATGGCATTGGTTCCGGCATCGCGGGTTCGTGCATTCGATTCCGGGGATGGCAGTATCGGCGTTGCCAATACTGCTCATTTGGGGCTGGAAAATGGCCCTGTCGTTTGCGGCCGGATTTTTCATTCACTTGGCCCTCGATTCATGCACCCCGAGCGGAATTGAATGGTTCCAAAAACCAAAGAGCCGTCACTAGGACGGCTCTTTTCCGCGTTCCTTGCCCTTACCCGTTCGCGGTACGGGGGAGGATGGAACTATACAGGGCAGGAACCCGCTGTTCGGCCTGCCGGAATTAGTAACCTTTTGCCATCGCTTGCATCGCTGTGGCCCCAGTCGTCCCGACCGGGCCGTTGCTCTTGGCCGCGTCCCGTTGCCGCCCGTTTTTGCGGTCGGCTTTTGCGTCTTGGTCAAGAAGTTGTTGGGCAGCTTCTTGAGCCGCCTGAAGTGCTTGCTCCTGTGACATCCCTTGCGCGATGTTTTGCCGGATGACGTCTGCGATTTGCACCATTTTCTGCGCGGAATCGAGAGCCTTCTGCGCTTCCATGCGCTGGCGATCGCTTGTCATGCGCTGAAGAATTTGGTCTTTTTGGTCAAAATCCTGCATCCGAAGCCATTCTTCCGGCGTGATAATCGGCGGGTCGAATTGGAACTGCCCTTGCATATTCATTAAGTTGTCAGCCGCTTGCTTGCGAAGTGCCTGCGTTGTGGGGGCAACCGAGTACGTATCCGCTTTGCAAATCCAATCGAGATTGTCGATTGTCGTTTTGTCGAACGGCTCGTATTCCTCGTAAACGGGCTTGCCGTTCGCACCTTTGGTTACAATCGGTCGTTTGTCTTTCCACTTATAAAGGATATTTAATATGATTAAATTTGAAATTTGTTCAACGAAATCGTCAATCTGAATCATCTTGTCTTTGTCTCGGATGGTTGCCCGCTCGATAAGCGCATTAACCCCGGTCGATGTGGTCAAGGAGCCGACCGACTGCCCGGTATACGCTTCATTAATGCCGACAAATTCCTTCAGGTTTTGCGACATCCGATCCTGAAGATCGAACAATCCCTTCGGGATATCCGGAGGCTCGTTGTGGTGAATCGCTTTCGTCGGGTCACCGTTTGCCGTCCACACCTTGCCCGGCAACGTCCCTGTACGCGCCAAATCTTGCGCGTTGATGCCGGATTCCCGAGAAACGACCTTCTGCGGGTTTTGGTGCAGAACCCCGATAACTGAAGCAATCATGGCGGTTCGATTGATGATCTTCGAATTATCAATAATGCCCTCTGCCGTCGAAGTGCCGAGGAAGTCGTTTTCTTCTTCCTCGTCATACAGTACAGCGAATGGGTAAACGCTCGGCTGTTCGTCTTCCTCCACATACAAGAAGAAATCCATACCCGGAATGTAGTAATACTTATTCAGTTGCCAGCGGCCGTCGTCGTTTAGGAAACGCTCATAGTGAATATGAACCGTTACATTCTCGTCACCGAGAACATTTTGCCCTTGCTTGCCGGGGCCATTTTCACGGTCGAGGACTTGTCCGGTTTCGGTATCCGTTGCAGCTAAAACATCGTGGTTTAGTGCCTTAAACTTCTCTAAATTGCCGTTTTTCTCCACATATTGGCGGAATTTCTTATTATTTTTAACTGTGGATAACGCCATGTTTTCCACGCAGACGGCATACTTGGCATCATACATATAAAATGCGTCCGGATCGAGGTAAAAACTTGTGATTGGATACCGTTTTACGCAGATTTTGCCTTGATACAGGGCGTTTTCAGGTGAATTTTCGCCTACATACGTACCTCCGACGTAGGTATCGTCAGTATAAACGACGGCTATCGAAATGCCGTGCAGAAGTGATCGGTCGATACAGCGGCGAATAACACGCGGAACCTTTTCGGTCGTCCAAACGTGCTCATAAGCCCGTTGTAATTTCTCCATTTTCTCCGCATATTTTTGTTCCCGCGCCGTGAAGTGCGCCATCGGGATAGCTGAAGCAAGATTGGCCCGTTTCAGTGTTCGGGTATAGCGCACATCGTTGATAACAGGTGTCGGAATCCACGGCGGCAAGGATTCGTCTTTCCATATGTCGCCACGGTCGAACTTGTCGATCAGTTTAATCTTTTGGTGCTTGGTCGCAACGGCTTGTTCTGCCTTGTGAAATCGGGCCGTTAGGTCGGAAATTTTAAGTTTAATCTGTTCGGCTTCGTTCACGAAATCAGCCCTCCTTCATAGTCCGCTTCGCCTTCCAATTCTTCTTCATCGAGCAATTTTTCGGCTAAATTGGCCGCTTTTAGCCATTCTTGCGCCTCTTTCGGCAAATCCGGGCTTGCGCCTTGATGTTGCGGAACGTCGGCCTTGATGCGCTGAAGGATGATGGAGCGCACATCCCGAACAGCAAGCAATCCGACCGATGTTTCTGCAACAGGCAAGTGTAGTTCAAATGCCATTTTTAGTTGCGTATAATCGGATTTGGTAAAATTGTACGAAAGATAAGTGCCGTCGTTGTAGTACACCGTATATAATCGCGTTGCGGGTTTACCCATCTTATTCAATAAGCCTCCTTTATACGTAGGAGAGGTAAGAACCTTTGTAGTCTTCAAAATCTTCATCTTCGTATTCCAATTCTCGGACATTATTGTATCTCTTTGGCGGTTCACTTGCAATATACAATAATTCGTCCGGGTTCTCCGGTAATCTCATAAACCCGTAGCGAATCGAGTCCATCGCGTGATCGTTTTTCTTGATGGGTTTTTCGTCCGGGTTTTTCTTGTCGTCGAGCGTTATTTCGGGGAATTTATAATTGATGCCCTCTTTGGCGATGTTGGGGCATTTGTCTTTGAACACTACCCACTTTTTGCGTTTGATGTAGGAATTAACACGTAGAATCCCGGCTTCAATGCTGTTATTCCCTTCGGTGAAATACAAACCGTAATCTTGGTAGAGGGATTGAACAGATTTGCCGTTGATGGGGTCGGTCTTATTTTTGATGGAGGGATCGGCAACCATAAATCGTATCCGTCCTGCGGGGATAGCGTCTATTCGTGGCCGAATAGCCGCTGCGTGATCCGGCACAAGGGCTTCCGGCTTGTAGTATTCGTCATACGTAATCACGACTCCATTCTCGGGGTCTATCGCGTTCCAGTATACAGCCGTCGGGTTCCGCAAGCCGTGGTCGAGGGTAATAAACCGTTCCCATGATTTTGGGATTTCACTAATTCCACGTAAGCGGAAATAGTCAGACTCGGTAGTCAGAACTGAAGAAAACTCCGGATAGACCATACCTTCCGAGTGGTCGAATGATCCCAATAGGTATCGTTTTATCCACCATTCCGGCTTTGATTTGCTGTTCATTTCAATGAAATCATCCGGCAGATACCTGTTTAATTCCGTCGGCCAAATGAAAGTAGTAATAAAGCGGTTATAAAGATCATGTTCAGGATGGTTAGCGTCAGCCCGAGCGATATTATCCGCAAATACTTCTTTGATCCAGCCAATGTCTGGGTTGGAACAAACGGCAAACAGTCGGTTTTTGACAAACGGGTCGCGCATCCGAGTAAGAAGTTGGTCATAAATAGAACGATCGATGCCCGAGGCTTCTTCCATGTGGATAATTCCGGCGTTAATAGATCGCAATTTTTCTTCGTCATCTGAAGGAATCGTATAAAAAATGAATCCATTTTCAAGTTCGATCTCACCGTCCGCTTTGTTATATCGTTTGATTAGGGAAGGTGGGCAAACTTCGTTGAAGAACGTTTTGAGCGTGGTTCGCTTCAACTGTTGTAAAGTCGGCGCGGTGAGAAGCCCGGTTCCTTTTGGATTTTCAAGAGCGCGAAGTAAAACTTCTGTCAGGGAAGTCCGGGATTTACCGGAGCCGAACCCGCCGAAATAACCAATGATTTGAACCTGTAATTCCCACGCATTTTTCCGTTTGTTGTACCGCTCTACGAGCGGCACGCTATGCGACGGCATTTGATAGTCCTGCGGAACGTACGTAAGTTCGATTGCATTGCAGAAAGGGCATACGACATAAGCCGGATGCCCGTTTTCAGGTACAATCACATCCCCGCCGAAGCAAGATTGGCATAAGCCTGTTGTCATAGAATACGGCCTCCCACAAGATACAGATACCCGTCTGCACCCCGGATAAGCAAAGGACGGCGGCAATCGACGCATTCGTATACAGATTCGTTGTCGTTAACTTTGGAATCTTCCGCTAAATGACGCCCGCATTCGCAGCTTACGTAAACCCATGCGCCGACCTTTGATTCCATCGGGACACCCCCGGACTTGCTATGTTAACTAAGATGTTTTAGCTACTCGCTTCACCTTTCGGCTCCGGCTTAGAACGCAAAGCCTCCGTCTTAGCGTTGGACTCTTGGACTTGAAGGTTTGCTTTAATGCCTGCGGTTGCTGCTTCCTGTTCCGCCCTTCTCTCGTTTAAAGAAAGGGTTTGTTGATGGGCTTGTTCTTTGTGCTGGGCGTCTTGGTCGGCTTGGGATTTTTTGGTGTGCATGTCCAACATCGCTTTCGCCTTTTCCAATTCGAACTTCTGCGCCTCGATGTCCATTTCTTGTTCCATCTTGATGTGTTCCATTTGAAGTTTTTGCTGTTCGAGGGCGAGTTGATCCTGCGGGCTAATCCCTTGCTGCTCCGCACCAAGTGATTTGTAAGCCGCCGCGAGTGTGTTGACAGCGTTTGCCATAATATCGACGTTAAGTTCTGTCGTCCGACTTAACGTATTTAGTATGGATTGCAAAATCGCTTCCTGCACTTGTGAGGCAAGCCCCTGTGCAGAAGCACCCGCCGTTTCTTGCGGCGTTGCAGCCTGCGCTTCCCCCGGAAAAGCGAACGAAAGTTGCCCCGAGCCGCCTTGCGGTTGCACGATGCCCGGAAGGGCGTTTTCTGGAATCGACATTTGTATTCCACCTTTTTCTTTTCATTGTATACGAATCTCCTTTAAAATTCCAGAGTTCGCCCTTCGCCTGAAAGATACCACGCCTCTTTTTGCTTGGCAGTCATCTTGTCCCATTGACACATGCTTTTTGCAAATCCATGACCACGCCGTAGGATACCGAATGTTACCGAGATTTTATTGTAACCTCGCATAAAGGAGTAACTTTCCTTTGTAAACCATAGCCAATGCTTAATGTAATTTTTCATTCGCTCTGTCTCACCACCTGTGGCCGGGAGATTTGGTGCATTACAATCACCTTGTTACGATCCCCGGTATTCAGGACACCGGAAATTTCGTTTACCTGTTTGATCGCGTGCGTGTCGCCTTGAAGTCCTTCCGTCACTAACGTTTGGAAGGCCTTCCGGCTCGCAATTTGCGCGTTAAACGCCATCTGCGCGTTAATGTATTGCCGAACGGGTTCCATGTTTAGAAATTCGTACCACATTTGTTTGTTGCCGACTCGCAGCTTCGCTGTGAGTTCGCTAGGATTCAAGTGCAAAGCGAAGTCGTTTTCGTAAAAGGCGTCCGCCAGCCGAGCGAATACTTCTCGCTTTTCAGCCGGAAAAGACTGAAAGGAGGGGTTAATCTTTAACATTTCGAGTAGTTTGTTTATTTCTTCCATTAATCATAACCTCCATGTCGAAGAAAAACGGCCGTTTGGTTTCGCTTTTGGTTCGGCGGCGCATTGCATTTTTGACGAAGTTGATTCGAAACATTTTGCAATCCTTCTTCCACCGTTCGACCGGGATAAAAGCCTCTTGAACGTATTTACCGCCATACTCGTTATAGTAATCATAAACGAGCAGATATCCCGGTTCGCCTTCTTTAACGTACTCGACGGCGTAAAAATACCCCGTTTTGAATGTAGACGCCTTGGTACTGGATGCGTTTGAGTTCTTCGCGGACATCGCCCTCGACCTCCCTTGCGAAGCCGTTTTCGTCGAATAGCACATCTTCTGATGTGCTATACAAACCCGAAAGGAGGCTCCGAATCGCTGGATCAGCGATTCGAAGTTTCCCATTCTCGTATTCGCAAGCCGTCTGCGGGCTTCGGCGGATTAACTTTGCGATTTCTCGCTGCGTATACTTTTTCTCGACGCGAAGAATCTGAAGAATTGTTGTCACGCTGTCACTTCCTCATACATCGCGTTAAACCGGGCAGGCTCGTACACCTGTTGTTCTCCGGTTGGTAGGGTGACTATATAGTCACCCGAGAAAACTGGAATAGGGTTGCCGCCCTTGCCGATAACGACGTAAACGTTTTCGCTGTTTACGATTTTCGAAATCGGGGAGCCGGGGAAAGCGGCTCCGGCGTAGGTTTTCGCGGTGACGACCCCTCCAACTTCCCGCATTTCAGGAAACCACTGAAATGCGAGAATGTCGGGCGTCTTTTTACGATAGGCTTTCATTCTTCCACCGCCTCCTTCATAAACACTGCCACGGTACATTTCAGACCGTGTTCTTTTTCGAACAATTTTTCTAATCTGTTTTCTATCGTCATAATTGAAAGCTGCTTTTCTTTGTCGGTGAGCGTTGCCCACATGTTGATAAAATTGGATATTTCCTGCCAGTTATCTCCGTTCCACTGAACAGCTTCGATTGTTACGGGCTTCTTTCTAAATTTCGGCATCTTTCTTCACCTTCCTATGGGCGATTTCGGAAATGCGCTGGTAATCTGTCCAATTCCAGTCGCGCCCGAGTTCTTGGCGCGTCCGGAATGTCGTGGATGTGGAACTGAAGGATACGAGGTCAACGATCCCGGCTGCGGGATCGTGTACGGCGGTGATTATGGCGGCATGGTTGTTTTTTGTCAAAACAATCCGGCCGACTGAAGGAGTTGGGTTCATTGGCCGATGGACTTCTGCAAGGCGTAGCCTTCCAGTTCCCACAACCTGTTTTTGATGCGCTTGGCGCAAATTTCATAACCGATGGCAACTGAAAAGTTCGCCGGGTCTACGCAGCTTGCGGACTCTACGATAATAAAGCCGTTGGGTAAGCGGCACTTCATAACAAACGTTTTGTTGAGCCACGTGTCGGTTTCGACGATTGATTGACTGAAAAGGGTGTCGATTTGCTCGTGGGTTACCGTGTTTTTCATTTTGGGAAATCCCCTTCTAATTTAAATTATAACGCTTGTCCTGTTACATAACATATTACATCATGGATGATAGGTTGTCTATAAAAATTTGGAATTTTATTTATTTGCTTTGCAAAGGAGGTATTTTGGGGCTGCCCCTGTATTTGTATACGTGGGAATTTTTAAATGTGAATTGAGATGGGATTTGCATTCCCATCTGCCTGCGTGCGTGTACGCGCGCGCGTGGGACTCCGTTTGCAGCCACCCCTCATCAAATCATACCCTACCACCCTATCCTACCCCGCCTGCCAGCTTGGAGGCGACCGAACAAAAATCAAATTAATTTCCGTCGAATCGGAATATTCATACCCCGAACCGTGTATACTGGTATCAAGTCAGCACCGAGCATACAAAATTGGCTGTTGACAGAGCATACAGGTTCATGATAAGATGAAGTCAGTTAGGGAACGGTGGCAATGAGTCAGGGGTCGACGAGCCTGACCACGCAGGGCGGAACCGACCGCCGGAAACCTCCTAATTGAAAAAAGTCGACAAAAATCTGAGGTGATGTAATGACTAAGCAAGAATATGGTAAAAGACGTGTTAGGTTGTTCAAACAATGGCAAAAAGCTGACGCAGACGACGCTTCCGCTTTACACCATGCTATGGAACAACTAGCTAACGATTTCGAAAAAGAATACGGCTATCGACCTATCGGGTCGGAATGGGAAGAACTGGCAAAAATGGAAGCATGACACAAACCGCGAGGTTGCGCGTGAACCGTCACGGACGGCACGGCGGGTTGGCGGGAGTCGATAAGCCTTCCATGTAATACAAAGTTTTACGGAAACGCCGAATACAAAGTGCTTGACATGACATGTAACACGTGTTATGATGTAATTGTCAGACAGGGACGCGGTTCCAGCGTGAGAGGCCGCATTGTCGTAAGGATTTGTCTCTAGTCGCTCTAATGGCTGATGGAGGTTACAGCCGTATCAATCCTCCAGCTAGTTTCCCTTGGCCCGTAATGGGTACTGAAGGCTTAACTCCTGCATAGGGGTTGCGAGTGGGGAAATGTAGCGATGCCGCGTTAAGACTGGCGGCAACCGTTTATCGGTTAAAGTGGGCGAACAATCCAAATTAAAAGGAGATTGATAAATATGTACGTATGCCAACTTTCGAAAGAAAAGCAAGACGCACTTTATGTAGATGTTGTTTTCTCGGTAATCGACTTGGGTCTGCCGGCTGTTGAACAAGTCGAAGCCATTCAAAACGCCATGAACAGCAAGCTGTCCGACCTGTCTGACCTCATCGACATTCGCAAATACCAGTAATTTGTCGAAATGCAGCAATTCGCCCACTTTAACGGCCAAACGGTCGAATAAACCCCAATGGGAGGCGTTTATACGCTATGAAAAAATTTATCGCAGGCTGGGCTTTGTCGAATCATGGAGGCGTCGGTGTTATTGAAATTGACAACTCCGGCGACGGCATGTTGGTTCAATATTACGACCACGATCCGGAATGGGTTGAAATTCAATATGATGACGACGGCGAACCCTTTGTAAAAGTCGGCCAGCTTGAATTGCCGCTTAACGAATGTATGCGGTACGCTTGAAGCCGGGCGGGCGGCCTGTCTACCGACGGGCCTCTCTCCGGGCCTTACAAGCCCCAATAAAATTTGGGAGGTTGTCTAAATGACGACTATTGAACTGGCAAGAGCATTCGTAAACGGTGCAACAAAAGGCAAAGCGGCTTCTTTGTCCATCGAAGGCGACAGGCTGTTCAGCTATGACACGATTATCGCACAGCGGACGCCGAATCTGACGTACCTGAACGTCACCAAGTATAGTGTGACGACGAGCAAGCACCAAACCCGCCTAAAACGGCTTCTGCCGGGCGCACAACACGTCGAAGGTATTCCTATGGGCCGCAGGCATATTGTGTAACTGACGCCAGCCGTAAGCCGCTGAGAGCCTATCTCGGCGGTTTACACGGACGCCAGTCCGACAATACCCCAATGGGAGGCTGAAAAGCTATGCAAAAGAAAATGGGCTTGTTCAAAATGTACGGATGGAAACGCACGGATTTCGGGTTCGAAATTCTATTGCCGCTGAAGAACGGCTTGTTTGTCGGTGAAAATATCAGCATGGCCGACGTGGAGCGCATGTCCGAAATTCAGCTTCAACGGGAAATCGAACGGAAAACCGCGCTTTGTAAGCATAATCAGCGGGTAGGAGGCTGAAAAGCTATGAAACGGTTTTTATTCGAAGTGACGTATTTGAACGGAACGGTTCAGGAAATTGAATTGTTCGCGGCCACGTTGCGGCAAGCTTGGCTTCGGTTATCTTTTTCGCAAGCGCAAAAGGTTATTTTGCTGGAAGGTGACTTGTAATACAGATTATTTCCGTGAAACAATGTTCCACGTCACGTGCAATCCATGAAAGCGTTTTATTTCCGAACATTACAAAATAGCGAATACATTTTAAAGTTTTTTTTCGTTAGGGTATAAAAAAAATTTTGTTGTAAAAAATACTTTTTGCCTTTTTTTAATAATATAACAAGTAATTAAAGGAATACAAGGATATTGACAATACTTTAATTATTTGTTATTCTTGCATTGTTAGTAAAAAACAACAAAAAGTTTTTTTCCCAAGTACCCAGAAGGGAGGGGCCAAACGAATTTTTCCTTGTGTTTTCTTAGTTTTGAAAAAACTAAGCATACAAAACGCTAAAATTTTAAAGGGAGTGCTTACATGCCTAGAATGCTATCTGTATTCGCGGAAGCCGTTCTGCTGCGTATGCAGGACGGACTGGACGAAGCTAAAACCGCCGAAATTCTGAACACGAAGTACGGTACGGCATACACGGCCGACCATGTTGCAACATTCACCAATCGCGTAATCGTCAAGCGCAGGCATCCGTATTTGATCCATGAATTGAGAGATAAGGGCTTAAAAGCGCAGGCCGTCGCGGATTTATTCGGCATCCGGGTTCAGACTGTTTATTACCACCAGCGGCAATTTCCGAAAAAGCCGTTCGGTGATATGACAATGTTTACCTATGCAGGCGCATTACAAAAAGAGTGGGAACCTGAACACAATAAATGGTTCGAACACGGAAGGCTGCATCACGCCGTTACGTATTCTCGATAATTCGCAAAACGGAACCGCGCATACAACCCTTTCAGCCTGTATTCGCGGTTCTCAAATTTCTTAAAAAAGGAGCATTACAAATTGTTCGAAAAAGATGTAATACTACGTACAATCGAAGAATACCGTAAACAAGGCTATACGATGAAAGCCTGTTTTCAGAAAGCAGCCGCCGCTGTGAATTTTTCCCGCTCTATCGAATCCATTAAATATACGTATTACGAGGAACGCAAAGCCTTAAAACGCTATAGGGAGTTAACCGGGGACTATTCAGACATACAAAATTAACGATTGACATGTATACAGGAACCGTGTTATGATAAGAATACAGAAGGGGAAGTAATTCCCCTACATAACCCTTAAAGGAGGCCGAAAGGCTATGAGAACAAAACAAATTAATATTTACAAGTACGATGAACTTTCCGACCGTGCGAAGCAAAACGCGCTTTATCGTTGGGCATCACACGGCGATTATGACGGGTCGGAAAATGAAGAAACGCTGAAAGCGTTCGAAAACATTTTTCCAGTTAACGTGCGGGATTGGGAGTACGGTGAGCGCGGCCGGGAGTATGTGCGCTGGACGTTTACGGCCGATGATGACATTGAGAACCTTTCAGGTGTTCGGCTGCTTACGTACCTTGCGAACAACTATTTTCGCGATTTATGGAAAGGGAAATACTACTCGACGCGCATGAAATGGATTGACGGAAAATGCCATTATAAAAGCCGCCATTCAAAAGTCATTTTCGATAACGCTTGTGTATTAACAGACGTTTGGATCGACCATGATATTCTTCAGCCGATTTACGGCTTTATGAAAAAGCCGGATCATCGCACGTTCCGCGATTTAATGGAGGAATGTTTGGAATCTTGGATATCTGCTTGTACGAACGATTATGAGCATTACTATTCGAAAGAACATTTTGCGGAAATGTGCGAAGGTAACGAATGGGAATTTGACGAATACGGAAATTTTGCTTGACATGTATACATGACATGTGCTATATTGAATGTAGGGAGGCGATAACATGTTGTTCTTCGCAATCGTGCTAGGCGCGTTCATTGCAAGCCCGCTGCTCGGGATCAAAACCCGGTATATGGCTGAAGAACGCGACAAGCAAACCGCTCGGGAAGTCGTCGAGGCTTACAAGCGCCGGGTTCTATAACGGAATCCGGCAAGTTTTTCACTCATTCCCATGTCACGTGACATGAGGCCAAAAGGGAGGCTTTTCAAATGAAAAAAGTTATCAACCCGATTATGAAAAAGACTTACGGCGGACGCTCCTACCGGGTACACATTAAAATCGAATTGAACGACGGCAAACTGTCCATTTCCGGGGTTGAAGGTGCGCTTCCTTCAGGTAATTGCTTAGGAAGTTGCGGACAAATCGATATGCACCTTCGAACCGAAAATCGCCACGCTAACGGATGGAAATACATGCCGGGCTGGACACCTTCGAAAATGACGAAACTCTTGGAAATATGGGATCGCTGGCATTTAAACGATATGAAAGCCGGAACGTCGAAACAAGAAGCATTTATCCGGGATTGGAAAGCGGCAGGCAATAAATACGATTACACGGCCGTATGTAAAGCGTTGGAAGAAGCCGGGCTGCTGGTTGACGGTGAGTACAAATACGGCACGAAATGGCTGAAAGAAGAAGTGCCGCAAGAGGTTATCGAGTGGCTTTTCAGTCTCCCGGATGCCGAAAAGCCCTGTGCGTGGGGAAGAAATTTATGACCGTCCTTCACATTCGAATTAACGGGCAGCTTGTGGCGATCCGGTACGGCAAGCAAATTATTTCAGTCCGGTAATACAAATTTCCCGCTTGACGTGTATACATGTTACGTGATATGATAAAACTATAAACAAGGAGGCGATGCCCGGTGATAAAAGTACATTGGATTAAAGATGGAAAGGAACATGAAGGGATGATTCCGGCTGAAAAGCTGGACGAATGGTTCGAGTGGGCGAAGAAATACACTTGGGCCTACGGATGGGAGGAAATGGGACTCACCCCGCAGGAACGCATGGCCCTCACCCCGGCGATCTGCATCGATAACGAAGGCGTTGAGGATTATTTGGAACACGGGCAACGGTATTTACTTGACTTTCCAGAAAAAGAAGATAGAGCAGGCGTATTTGTATACACGCTGGAAGGTTTTTTAATCGACACATTTTTTGAAGATCGCTTTACCGTAATTCCCGATGATGAAGCCTGAAGAAATCGTAAGTCGGGCGCGGGCTTCAGGGCTTCGCGTCCGGACGTTCCACGGCGATCCGGCAACAGGCCGGGAGTCTTATACGCAAAAAGGCGCGATTATCCGCATCATGGCGGGACATAAGGAATTATATCGGCATCCTACTTACTTTCAGCCTAACTTAATGATTATCGGCTCCTTCAGTGCGGTTTTCGATTACAATCCAAAAAGAATCCGCGACTTCCCGTTTACCGTCTGCTATGAAAACAAACATGCAATCCGGATTTTCGAAACGAAAGAAAAAGCTGAAAGGTATGTCCAATATTTGAAGGGAGAACGCCAAAAATGTTAATTGATGTGCTTGTATGGGGAGTCGTTGCAATCGCGCTAATAGCTTTGCTTATATACGGACTGTCGGGAGGTTGGAAAAATTGACGGTGAAGTGTCCTCGCTGCGGAGAACACAACATCCAGAAAAACAACCCGGAATCTTTATTCTTCAAAGCACTCATATGCTATCCCTGTTCGGATGAAGAAATCCACAAAGTTAAGCGGGCATGGAAAACGCACCCGGAAATGGCTGAATATTTTCAGAAAATACTTTTGGGAGGTAATTAAATGATTACAGTCGAACGGGTAAAAGCGGCTTACGAAAAAGCCGGGATTAAACCGAAGTCGGGAGATTTTTGCGGGGAAGGCTGTGGCTGCATATTAACGGCTTTATTAGTTGGGGAAG